ATTTTCTCAAGCAGCTTGGAGGAATCCGGCTGGCGAGAACGACAGACTGCGGTTGCACCGAGGAGGAACATCTGAGTGGCGCGCTTGACGTAGGGAACGGAGACGTTGGACATAGTAGTGGAGTGTGGGAAGAAGGTGAAAAAGTTCAGGGATTAGTCGGTGCCGGCGGCGAAGAGCTGCAGGATGTCACCAGCTTGGAAGTTTGTGTTGCCATCGTTCTGGACCAACACAACGCTGCTGGCTTTGACGTTTACGGTACCGTCATGGATCACGGCGGTTCCGGAGCGGGTAATCCGCACCGCAAACTTGGTGGTGAGATTGGTCAGCCCTGTGTCGACTTCGACAAAGCCACGAGTGACGTCGCCCGCCGTGAGGGTTCGAGTGATGTACACCGGAACATCACTTGCGATCGTGTCTGTGGCGTCAGTGCCAGATGTCAGCGTGGTTGCACCCCAAGACAGCGTTGCGGCTTCTTCGGTGGTCGCGATGGCGTTGCCTGCGGTACCTGGCACGCGCGCCGTGATCGCAAATGTGTGCCCAGTCAAGGAGGTTGCAGCCGTCACGGTGGGATGCGGCAGTGCGCACTTGTAATCCGTGTTCGGCGTACCAAGATGGTTGATGGCGCGGCTCAGATTCAGGAGGAAGCCATCCGCTGTGTTATTGATCAGGACCTCACCTTCCAAAGGAGTCAGGGTGGTCTTGGCCGTGTAGACCTTGCCGTCAATCGTGACAGTGTCACCATCGGTGGGCGCTGTGTTGTTTGAGGTTAGAGTGCCGGTGGCCTGGGTTCCGGCCAGAAACGTCAGAGACACCAGCGGTGTCGTGAGCGGCAGGTCATTCGACCCGGTCACGTAACTGGTTTCGCCGAAGGCAGCCCAGTCAGCCACATCGTCACCGTCAATGACAACCACCGCGTGGGTGTCGAGACCACCGCTGAGCGCGGTCGCACCAGCGAGCCAGACGTCAGCAGGGTCAGTTAGAGCTTCCGCGAGCGCGATCGAGTTGCCAGCAGTGCCAGCCGTGCGAGCAGACACCAGCACAGTGGTGCCGCCACCAGCAGCAGCTGACGCAAGCGCGTTCGCGACTGTTGCGGTACCATAGTTGCCACTGTTGGCACCGCCGTTGATGGCAAGAATGAGGTTCGCACGGGCTGCAGCTGCATCTGCACCGTAGGCCACATCGTTCGCCGTTGCACCTGGTGTGGCCACAAAACGATACACCTGACCATTGACCGTCACAGTGTCGTTGGCGGTTGGCAGAGTTGCCAGATTCAGAGATTTGCTGGCTGCGACTGCGGCAGGCAGCACAGGCTCATAAGACGTCCTGACGACCGCACCCGTGGCGGCCAGTGCGGTGCTGGCTGCCAGTTCCGCCAGGAATGCAGACAGGAGGGCTGCCGTCGTGGCGCCGTCGATGTTCGAATCGCCGAGTGTGAAGGACACACCACCAAGCGTGACCTTGTTGAGCGTCGAACCATTCGGGATGATCCCTGAGGCTCCGAGTGTGACCAGCAGGGTCTTGCGTGCAGTGCTCGGACGATTGGGCGGCAGACCGTGCGAAGTCTCGGAGGTGATGACCTGCATCTGGCCGGCCGCCACATAAGTGCGGATGGCTGTCAGCACTTCAGTTGTGATCTGCAACGCCGGAACCGTGAGTTCCTGACGATCAACCAGGTTGCGGGACAGTTTACGTCCAAAACCGAAAGTACCTGTGCGAAGAGCGCGAACGATGAGTGCCATAGTGGTTAAAAGGAAAGGGCTGGATGGGGCTGTGTCAAAAAGTTATTTCAACCAGGAAGTCCAACAACTTTACCGCGCAGATCTTCCGGAGACAACCAATGAATGTCACCAGTACGCGGATTGCGGAACCGTTGGTACAATCGACCATTGCTACCAATCTTGACACCGTTGGCCATGCGGGTGTCGACACCCGCCTGACCCGATTCAGGCCCTTCGGAAGGTGAAAGGAACCCGAAGATAGACGCGTGAACGGAATTTCCCAACCACAACGGACGGCTGATTTTACCACGGCGTGTCAACAACAGCGAACCGGGCACCTCGGCGCAATACACAACACCTGCATAAAATTCCGAAGTAATCTGATGTCCCCTGGCTGTGATATTTGTACGGGTCAGTTCACTGGCGCGATGCATCCAGCTCGCTGGCTCCCCTGCTCTGTTCTTTGCCCGCCATGGGGTCCCGCGCGTGACCGACGAGCCCATAGACAAAAGCAGCCTCTCGAGATCGTCAACCAGTCTGCAACTCGACGAAGAGTACACACCGCTGCCGCTTTTTTGCGTCCAACCGTCACCTGCCAAAAACGCCTTCAAAAATCTGCGCCGATATTCTGGCTTAACCTCAAACAGGAAATCAGGCAGATATTTGACCGTACATTTACCGAACGGCGCTACGTAAAAGAACAAATCTTTAGACGTGGTTTTAAAATTCCTACTCGTGCCCTGCCCATTGTTAAAGGCAAAAGGCAGACGCTTGGTCAGCTGACTTATACGCTCCCATTTTGCAGGGTTTGCAGTTTTGCTTTGAGTGAGTGTCACGGTATGACGATTAGAGTCTGCACCGTTGTAATGTGACCCCTCAGACATGTACCACCCCAAAAACTCACACCAATCACCCATGGCTATAGGCGCGTAATGCTTATGTTGTCCGGTTCCCAACTTGTGAGAATCGACTTGAGGTAGCACGAAAAAATCCGAAGCATCCGTTCCTGGGTAAGGCTCGGACGAACCCAGGTAACTCCGGAATTTACCGACCTGGTTTTCAGCCAGTTCCCATTTCCAGGCCGTTGCAGACCTTGCTGATGAAGCAGACCACATTCTGTGATTCGGCGTTACCAGAAACCCACAATTGAACGTCTTCATCTGACACATAGCTCCGGTGTACTCGTAGCTCATCAGTCTCGTAGGTTTATGAAACTGCAGTACACCGTCTACACGACAGGCCATCTCATCCGACGCAACAACAGCAGGCCAAAATTTCCAACCCCGACGCGTCAACACTTCGGTATCGCTCGAATAACACTGCATCGGTGCGGTGATCATATCCGCGCTGCTGATCCCACCTGGTCCCATGAGGGTCACACGGCGGGCTTGATTCAGTACATCCAGCGGGTTGATTTCCTCCAGCGGTGACGACAGCTGACTCCCGGTGATGTGTTTCTCGACCAGGTCACTCAGGGCACCTGGCATGAATCCCTTCAAGGAGCGGTGCCGGGCAGCGTGTCCCATGATGCGGCGGAAGGATCCTGTACTGTCGAGCTTCACCCGCTCTGCCAGGAGTTCGGGCGTATTCATGATGCGCTTGAATTGGATACCGTCGCGGTGATCCTGGTCCATCAACCCGCGGTTCATCGCGAGTGCCTTCTGGGTGGCCGCCACAAGACCGCCAACCCCCACGGGTGCGTACTGGTCATCCGACGCAGAGGGGATGTCGCTTGCTTCCAGATCATTTTCAATCGTCGTCATCGTCGTCAGTTTGGTTGTTCTCACTCAGGGCGTAGCTGGTAACTGTCACACCAGTGTCGAGATCAATGATCTCGAGCGTGTCAAAGTACACGCGCTGACCTTTCAACATATCCTGCGCAGATTCAATGTCCTCGTGTTTGCCGGATGCAATCGTAATGGTGGGGCTGGCGTCCAAGCTGACGGCCCCGCTGTCTACAAGGTCTTGCCAGACTGTCAGGACCTGCCCCTTGATATTGATCACAACGGCAGCACCCCAGGCGGACAGCTGCTGTTCCACATCATCCAGCACGCACGACAGATTGCGAGGGATGCCGGTCCGAAGGTCGTCGATATCAACACCAGCGGGGACCAGGGCCAGCAGGACGCCAGGGTCCAGGTCGGCATCCTGACTCTTGCATCCCAGCTTCATCTGGGCCGCCGCAAAGGCACCCCGATAGCGGTCCGGCAGGGGGAGATGAAGCATCAAGTGAGACATCCGAGAACCTCCATGAGAATTTCTGGTTCAGCAACAGGGTGCCAGGATTGGTTTGCGTGCTTGACCTGTACAGCCCCGTATTCATCAACTGCCAGGTCGAATTGATCCTGGTTCCGTACGATCAGATGAGCCAGCGCAGCACTTTTGAAAACGTTGGAGGCAGACAGCATGGCCTGGTTGGAGCCCTGCGGGGTGCCGGGGGATTGCGTGAGGAATTGACTGATGTACTGCTCGAGTTCATTAATCGTACCATCCAGCGGTATGCCGGCCTGCGAGCACTCATTCAGGTGTAATGCCATGGCTTGCAGATCTGCGTGCGTCAACGCTGCTTTCTTCTGGGCCCAGTCGGCCCAGGCCTTGCTCTTGTACTGCTCCATGTTTTTCTCCATGGTTTCCCGGTCTTCCTCAGGCAGCATCTTGACAGGATCGATAGCCCAATTCCGGAGTGCAAAGGCTCCGCGCGCCGATGGGGATTTCAGGAACGCCGCACCATTGCGGCGCTTGAACCGAAGCCAGCGTTGGATCTGGCGGTTGTCATCATCAGACCTGCGGCCGACCGCGTAGTTGTCGTACCACTCCAACCAGCCCAGTGGATCTACGTCCTTGTTGACCCACGCGTCTGGCCATTGCTTCATGGACGCCAGTTGCGGACCGGCTTTGCCGTAAATGGCATTCTTGACGTCAGTGAGCTGCTCTGGTTTGAGGTCGGGTTTGAAGGCGTGATCAAGGTTGTCGTCTTCCCGGTCCGTCAGGGCCAGCTCACGCTGCAGCTTGGCCTGTTTGACGCTGTCAGTTGAGAACGGGAGATGTTGATCCCGCACTGACGTCAGGATCTGGGAACGGTCAAAGGCTCCCTGGAGCTGCTTGATCTTGTCAGCCATGGGGGCATCCGGGAGCTGCTCACGGGGTGGGACCAGTTTTGAATACGCCTGACCAAATGCACGCGGGTTGTACTTTTGGGAATTACGCTGCCAGGTGCCCTCACCCCAGGACTGCTTGAGGTGGTCGTCCGGAATGCCCATGTCTTTCAGGACCGAATAGAGATGTACTTCCGACTGGGCTCCCACCTTGAGTTTGAACTGGGCCGTGTTGGGTTCGAGCATGACACGGTAGCCGGGACCTGAGCCTGGCTTCACGTTGAAGTGCACCTCCATGTTGCCGTTGTCCATGATGCGACCATAGGGACCTGGGACGAGTCGGAGCTGGCGGATGGACGTGTAGTTGTTACCCCGGTGGGTGAAAGTACCGCGCTGAGACAACCATGGAACTTGCATGAGCGTCAGCTTCTGGGTGTCCAAGAGGTCGTTGGTCTTGTCATCGTAGAGGTTGACGGTGCCCCGCAGTTTACGCGTCAGGTATTTGTTATTCAGGAGTGCATCCTTCTGCTCTGCCGGGGTGTAGTTGTCCTGTCCCTCGTACTCGGAATCCTGCAACTCCATCCTGACACCCCCGAAGGCGCGCGGAAAAGAATTCTTCACAGCGTCATGTACTTTGTCGAAGATTTGCTGGCGCTGTGTGTCGAAGTCCTCGGGGTCGGTCAGCTCCACGCCTTTGGGTTTGAAAACTCGCATGCTTCACCTATACCTAAAGAGGAGGCAGCTGTCCAGCGGCAGGGTTGCCCCCGACCGCTGGACAGTCCTGCCCATCACGCTTCGCAGCAACCTGCTTCGATGCTGATTTCCTCAGCCCGCATGCCGTGGCAGTTACGGTTATCTGTCACATAACCGCGCAGCTGCAAGCGGGGGGCTTGCCCTTTGACCAGCCCCTGCGCTTCCATATCCACGTAGACACAGCGCAGCTCTGAATCCGCCTCCTTCCGAACCTCTTCCCTGGTAGGTTCCTTTTTGGTAGGAACGTTATGCAGCGGAGGAAGATCCGTGAGGCGTACCAACACGAAGGTGGTCAGAGCACCAAACATGGCCAGTCCACCTGGCGTGTCCGGGACTGGGATTACGCGGCGCTCCACCTCCACGTAAGGCGGAGCGGCGTACCACCCGTAGCCCTCGCGTGTGTATGGAACCTTCTTGCCATCTATTGTGGTTAGAATCACCTCACCTTGTTTGACCTCAAACATGATGCGGTCAACGGTCAACGTCTGCTGGGTGCGAATCCACTCACGAGCAGGCAGCAAGAATCTGCGACACAGTTCGCCCCACCAGTTCCACTTCCAAAGGACTATGCGCCCCTCGCCATGGATATGGTAGATGTAACGGTTCGGTACATAATCGACGAACTCATTGTCATCTTCCTCTCGCTCGTAACCACCATCTGACCCGTCGGACAGTGCCCGGAGATCAATTGGACCAACCGGTGGAGCTCCCGCCCTGGGGGGACGAACGGGCGGTTCGTCCGGCGTATTATCGATATCCGCAAACAAGTTGTAGCTCATACGGACCCTCCTTTCGGTGGTCTGGGCGGACCCAACAATGTCAGCATAAACAACACAACCACCCCAAAGCCCAGCAGATTAACCACACCCTGACCAGAGGCCAGTTTGAGGCCCAACGCCAATAGCACTGCTCCCACGACCAAGACCACGAGGGATCTGGAAAGGAGCATTGCTACGACACCGATTACCCACAAGCCCCAGCTCTGGTCTGTACAGATTTGAACCAAAAGTACAAACCCAACCAGAGCTGCTACACATCCAGCTCCCACTTGTGCGAGAACCAGAACGGCGCGAACCCAGAAGGATTCACGCCGCTTTAACATCAACCACCGGCTGCCCTGTTGGACCCGGTTTTCAACCAATGAAAACATACGATGTCTCATCAAGTATCTATAACGCGGGTGCGCCGGTTCTTGCAGTGCCTCACTCAGCCGTCGCCACCGTCAGGTGAACTAGGTCACCATCGATGCTGCTCACAGCGGTGCTGCCCACCGTGTCACCCGTCTCGAACTTTTCCAGGAGTGACATGCGCGCCAGGGTCGTCTGAATGAGGTCGAAACCGAGACGCATTGGGTAGGCCTCGACGTGGAGGGTGCCCAGCTCATCCCCGCTCACCCGAACATCAATGGTCTTGACACCTTTGGTGCGTTCCAGGCGCCCCGGTTCGATTTCCTTAATGGTGTCAGTGCGAACCACTGCACCCTCCTTGTCCAAACAGACCACAAAACGTATGTCCTCTGGGTACAGGTGGAACGGTTCACGTGGAGCCTTGCCGGGCATTTTTCCGAGGGCCTGCTGGACAGCTGGGAGACTGCACGGAAATGAGACCGGGTTTCCTTGCGCGTCTGCGCCGATCATGCGGATGCGCTTGGTGTCAACTTTGTCTTCGTTTTCCAGACGTGGAAGACGCATCTTGTCCATCGTGACAACGAGTACACGACGCGCGATTGGGGGGTTTTTACGGGTAAGGGTCATGATGTTTTAACTTGTGGATAGATTATTGTTTCGACGGTAAAGCAGACGCTCGATGATTTCGGTGGACTCCAGTTCCGGGCAGCATGATGCGCAGTTGAGGGTATGGTATATGCCGCCCGGAAGGAATGTAAAGCCGTCTTTGTCCCGGCCCGGCTCACGCTTTAGTACAACCTGGCTGCACCGCCGGCACACGACTGTTGCCCATTTCTGTACACCTTTGACGCAACCGCGGCAGATGATGTCCTTGAAGGCGACAATCCCACTGTGTCGAGGGGGCATGTCCACGCAGAGCTTCCGTTTGCCGCACAGGCAGTGCATGTACCTCACATCGTCCAGGTTCGTGATGAGCTTGGGCGCAACGGGGGGTGGCATCTGCTTCGCGATGTCTATGAACTCATGGATCTGGCGGTCAGCGGGGCTCATGTTCAGCAGCTTGTGATTCCCAGCATGTCTTCGATGTACCGGTGTTTGTCAACGTCAGGTATGTCTCGTGCGTATGCGATGACCTGGTCCAGTTTCGCAAACGCGACTGATCGCAGTTCATCCACGGTCCTGGCATCCACCTGGTTGATGTCGCCGATGAGCTTGATGGGTTTGCTCTTCTCAGGTGGTACGTACTCAATCATCTGCGATTTGGACATGTCCACCAAACGCTTCTTGACCGTTGTATCTGAAACTCCCAGCTCGTCGGACAGGACAGCCATGCTGATTTCCGTGTACCCGTCATCAGCGGGGTGTCCGCATTCATGAAGAACCTCCAGGAGGCTGGTTAACCGAGCATCATCCACACGATTGCGCAGCTTGATGCTGCAAATCTTCTCGTCAGCCTTTGCCTTGTCGATAACACGTGCACCTGACAGAATGCTCATGATGGCGCCCAGCTTGTAAGTCTTGAGGCCAGCCGTGTTCGCGACTTCATCATTCGTTGCGTTCACGACGCCGCTGTTGCGATCCACGAGCTGATGCAAAGCTTTGTAGACCTGCTTGACCTCATCAAAGGAAGGGCTGGAAAGATTGATCAGGAAGTGATGGGTCCGAACAGAGTCCTGGCTGAAGTACGTCTGGCAAAGTGTCTGTTTGCCGTCGCGCCCTCCGCGCCCGATCTCTTGTGACAGCGCCTCAATGGAACCGGGAATGTCACGGTGAACGACCAGCCGTACATTGGACTTGTCGACCCCCATCCCGAAAGCATTGGTGGCCACCACCCAGGGTGTCTCGCCTGACATGAACCGGTCCTGCGCATGACTGCGCTGTGAAGGTGTCATCCCACCGTGATAGAAACCTACCTCCCTGCCAGACATGTCCTGGATTTCCTTGGCAGTCTTCTCGACCTGAGCACGCGTCGCGCAGTACACGATCGCAGCTCCTTCGGTGACGCGTTCTAACAAGGTCAGCAGAGGTGCTGCGCTGGTCCACAATTCAGACTTCAGGACCAGGTTGTTTCGGCGCGGGAAATAAACTTCCTTGTGCGCATCGTCCATGCACATGACGTGCCGGACATCCTGTTCGACCTGCGGAGGACACGTGGCCGTAAGAGCCAGCAGCTGCCTGGGTTTGAACTCGGTGATGAAGTCGCCAATGACCTTGTAGGCAGGACGGAACGTCATCGACCAGGTGGAGAGGCAATGACACTCGTCAAGCACCACCAGATCCGGTGGAACCTTGCGCATTATATCCAGAAAGTCATCCCGTCTCAGCCGCTCTGGCGCTACAAACAGAAGATCCAAATCCCCACGCAACCACTGCTTCATGAACTCCACACCCATGTTGGGGTCGTGCGAAGTGATACTACCCACACGGACTCCTTTCCGTACGGCACTCTGCAGCTGATCCCGCATCAAGCTGATGAGCGGGCTGAAGACCAGCGCCTTCAGCCCGCACGCCAGGATGGGGATGGTGAAACAGTCGGTCTTTCCCATCCCTGTGGGCAGAATCCCCACGGTGTCACGACCAGCCATCACACATGCGACAACCCGGTCCTGCCCGGTACGCATGCTGGGATATCCCAGTTGTTTGAGCACGCGCGGCAGATTGACCATCCCCCGTTGGAGTTGAGCTTGATCGATCCGCGGTGTGCGGACTACATAACGAGGTTGGGACATGGAGAATGGGTGGAGAGGCCTCGAGGGGTGTCACGTAGGGTGAGGTTAGGACGGCTGTGCCGTTGGCAGCTTCCGGGAACAGTTGAGCCACACGGGCAGTTGTCCAGCCAAGGCGGTCTTGGAGGGACATGTAAGCTGGAGTGTTGAGTTCCTGGATGGGGTCTAGGAGCGGACGAGCTTCTGTTGTTGAAACACCTGCCGTGGGATTATCGATCATGTGACGCCACAGACTCCATTGCACGTAACGGGCCATGACGCTGCGGGCGTGCGGGCTGTACCATTGCAACGTTTGCGCGCCGAACCGTGACTTGAGCCATTCATCATGCAATTGATGCAATCCCAGGAAGCGACTGGCAACGTCACCCACAACGTCAAACTGGTTCAACAGACATCCACCAGACCCAATGATAAGACACTGCACCGTCACATCCACCGTCATGGGTAGTACCGGGGTGTTGATCAACGGCGCATGTACGTCCACGCTCCCGTCTGGGAGCGGACAGCAGAAGAATGCCAGGCGTGTTTGTAAAAACGAGTTCATGACCGTACAGCCCTCGTGAAAGACTTTTGGAATGAGCGTGCCAGTTGGATCATGCACAGGTCAGGCATGTTCGGGTCTGCGAAGATCTGCATTTGTGGAGCCTTCAGGCACTCGAAGTCCCGGATGCGTTCTCGGGGAACAAGCAGAAAGTCAAAGGCCAGGAAACGCGTCACGCCGTGCTCTCGGATATTCATGCACAGGTGGAGCATATCGAACAGCTTTAGGTTCCGGTGCATGCCAGCCATGCCTGGTTGCTGGAAGTGCAGGACAATGTCCAGCATGGTTGCACTGTCGTCGAACTCGGACTGTGGAACGAACAAATCAGCAGCCTGATAGTTTCGCTCTATGATGTCTTCTGCCGCCGGCTGCCAGTCATCCTGGACAGCCTGAAGGATCTCGTACCATCTCTTTACTTTTCTGGCCTGGGTGGTCATTCGTCGTTTTTCCTTTTCTGCATCAGCTTCTCACAGGACACACCCCAGCCTGGATGCACCAGACAGGGGTTGTCGTCAGGGTCTTGTGCGAGAGCGTCCAGCTCGTCCGTGGACTGGAACACCACATGCAGACTCTCCGCACTCGCGACCGTCGTGGAGTCTGACACGACCAGGACGCCACACTTGGTGGTCTCCAAGAGATCATGCAGGGGGGACTTCTCGTTCGAGAGCCAGATGTCCTGACAGACTGGGAAAGCGGCACCCACAATCGTGACGGACCGCCAGGCGATTGGGAGAGGACGCAGCTCGTCCAGAGTATCACAAGCTGATTCCCGCAGCATCTCTTCAAAAGACCGCGGACACCGACCAGGAACCCGCAGGCCTGTCCAGATCCAATGGAGCAACTGCTGCTCCGAGATGGACTTCAGGTTAGGCTTCTTTGCCATCCTTCTTCTCCTTCTTGGCTTCCTTGGCAGCCTTCACGGCCGCAATGATTTCGTCCACGATGTTCACGTACCCGTTGATGTTGAGCTGGCGACCCAACTGGGTCAGCAACTCTGGGTGGCCATGCAGATAATTGTCCACGTGCCGGGGTGTCAGGCCTCTGAAGCCCAGGTCCGCGACAGTCACGAGACCGTCATCACCGATACGGGTGCCTAGCAGCTTTTGCTCCTGCAGCATGTCGCACAATCCTTCACTGTACTGGATCGGAGGATCGAGGTACTCGGGTGTATCGAACTCCCCGTGTTCCATCCGGAGTTCCCACGAACAGAACCGCTCGCCCACCCCGTGGGACTGCTTCTTGAGACGGCAGCGAACCCGCCTGCCTGTGATGATCTTCTTGATCGGATGCTTGATGGTCTCGGTGGATGTCATGATGTACGTCATGCTCGCGAGACTCTCAAACGCGGAGCCGCCGATGAACTTGTACCGGACCAGCTTGCTCTTCCATTCCGACATGCCCTGTGTGGCGCGCGCGGCAGCCCCGGAGGTGTCGACGTCCTCGGTGCGGCTGTGACACAGGAACAGCAGGACGTTGAACTCATCCACGAAACCCTGCAGCCAGCGGCAGAAGTCACTGGCAAACTTGGCATGCCCGAGGTTCATCTTGGCTGTGCCGGGTTCGTGGCGCTGCTCTTTGCCGACCTTGTCCCATTCGATGTTACCCTGGGACTCCATGGCGTTCATGAGGCGGCTGAACGGATCCACGATGGCGATCAAGGGGATGTCCATCGGGATGCCTGCGATGCCACCTTTGCCTGGTACGCCTTGGCGTTGAACCTTGGCCCAGTTGGTGAGCTGCGGCATAAGCTGCAGGACTGACTTCGTGTACTCGATCGAGACGTTGTCGAGCAGCTTCAGAGCCGTCAGGGGATCCGAGTGCATGCATCGCAGCATACGGTCCCGTGACATCGTCTTGTCTTTGCCTTCGCAGGACATGTACAGGACTGGGCTGTTGCGCTCCAGCATGATATGCCCGGCATCGCTGAGAGCTTTGGTGGTCTTGCCGCAGCCGGCATCACCGACGAAATTCACCAACCCGGAAGCTGGATAACCAAAACTGTCCGCATGCCACTGCATGAGGAAATGGGGGAAGGGCAGCTGTTTGAGCTGCACCGTGCTGGCCTGCGCGAATGTGGCGGGGCGTGGATTGGACGATCTCCGGGCTGAAAGGTCGAGGAGATGTGCCTGCACCTGGCGTGCGCGACCTTCCTCAGACTGAGTCAGGATGTTGAACTCGGGTGCGACTGCTTTGACGGGACCATGAATGCGTGGCGCCGCCAAGGTACTGCTGACCTGCACCGACTCTGCGGGTGCTACTTTATCGACTGTTTTTGCTTTGGCCGTTTTACGCTTTGCCATAGAGATTGATTCCTTGCTTTACCTGAACTTCTAACCACAAAAAGCGGCGGCCCCTTTCTTCAAGGTGACCGCCGCCGGTGTTGTTGGTTTAACTGACTGACTGCTGATGCGCAGCAGCCCGGATGCCCAGGTCACCAAGGCGTGTATAATCTGCACCGGACATGGCTGCGACGTTGTGCAGGCACTTCTGGTCGAGAGCTTTCCACTCTTCCATTTCGGCAGGTGTCAGCGGCTGCACGTTGGCAGACGGGTTCACAAAACCCGTAGGTGCTGCAGGGGGAGCTGCTGGAGGTGGAGCCGCCTGTTGGGTTGCTGCGGGCAAGTAGTTGGTCAGGGGCTTCCAACCTTCCGTGGTGCTCAGCACGTTGCAGAGGTGGGCAGTCAGAGGAATCCCCTGAGCCTGGATGTCTGCGAGTGTCATGGGCTTTGGCAGCGTCTGACCATTGAGTGCCACGTGGTACAGATCCGCAGCCGTGATGGGAGCGGGCGCTGGTGGTGGCGCTGCCTGTGGAGCAGGTGGTGCGGCAGGCGGTGGCGCAAATGAGCTACCACCGTGACCCAGCGGTGAGCTGGCAGGAGCACCGAAGCCCTGCTGGGGAGCAGGAGCGCCAAAACCTTGCTGAGGCGCTGGAGCGCTGAAGCCGCCAGGTTGACCAAAACCTTGCTGAGGCGCTGGAGCGCTGAAGCCGCCAGGTTGACCAAAACCTTGCTGAGGCGCTGGTGCTCCAAAACCCTGCTGGGGAGCTGGAGCACCGAAGCCGCCAGGTTGACCAAAGCCCTGCTGGGGAGCGGGTGCCGGAGCGGGTGCCCCGAAGGCAGAGGGTGCAAAGGACTGCTGGGGTGCCGGAGCTGGGGCACCAAAACCCTGAGGGGCTGGAGCGCCAAAGGTCTGGGGAGCAGGAACACCACCCCCGAAGGCATTCGGCTGGGGAGGAGGAGCCCCGAAGCCCTGAGGGGCAGCAGCCGGTGGGTAGTTCATCGGAATGTCATCGTCGGACGGGGCGGCAAACTGACCACCTGTCTGGGCGTTGTGATAGGTCGGCTGAGCGTGACCGCCACCGGGGATGTCGCACATACCACCGCACGCACCGGCGATCAGATCACGCGGCAGGAAGCCGTCATTGAGCAAGATCTCGACGATGCGCTGGAAGGGTTCGATCCGGACGACGTCCTCGGAAAGGAGGTCATACCGGTTGGCAATCTGCTTCTCCGTCAGAGCGTACTGCTGCATGCCTGCAGGCCAGCCAATCTGATTCGTGAAGACTGGGCTCCACGGGTGGTTGTTGTTGTTGCCCACCTGCACCTGTTTGATGTTGGCCAGAAGACCGCGCGCAGGATCCGTGATGTCTCCCAGCAGGTACTGGGGCCAGTTCACGTCGATCAAGTTCTGAGGCATTTCAGCCGGACGTGCCGCCTTCAGCTGCTCCACCATGTGGGTGTGACCACCGCGGCCGAGCAGGAGCAGACCATCTGTCGGGGTCTTGATCTCGGCAGACACGTACACAGCGTTGTAGATGTAGTTGGTGTCAGCCCACTCCAAGATCGCCTTCCCGTACGGGTTGGCTTTCGTGATCTCCTGCTTGGCGATAAAGTGCGCGTACTGCGGCTTGTCCTTGCAGAAACGGATGATCATCGTGAGCGGGCAGGCCTTGTCAATCTCCGGGGAGTCTGCTGGGCGGGTCATGGGGGAGACGAACGAGAGCTTGCCGTTGCCCACGAATGAGAAGGTTCGGATGCAATTGAACCACGGGGTGAACTTCGGAACGCCTTCTTCGTCGAGGTCCTGAGCGTTCCGGAATGGAACCATGCTGGTCGGGAACGCTGGATCACCTGGATCTAGCGAATAATTCAGGGACGGTTTGAACCGTGCCATGATGCCCAGCTTCTTGGAGCCTGGGCGGATGAAGTCGACACCTTTGCCAAAGAGGCTGATGACCGAGTTGTAGGCTTCGTCTGCGTTTTCTTCTGCGGCACTGCCCCCGACGAGTCGGCGGCGCTGTTGTGGATTTTGCTGTTGTGTGGACATGTCGTTTACTTTTTCGGGGTCGGTTTCTTCTTCGGGGATTTACTGTCAGATGGTCGCCCACCCAACTTGCCGTTGTTACGGGATGCTGCTGCGCGCGCGGGGGATTTGCTGAGACCGCCCAGGCGTGCAAATTCGCTCGCGTATTTTTGGAGCGCTTTGGATATTTTCTTTTTTGCCATGGGGGTTGTCCATGGACCTAGCTGGCTAGGGTGTCAAGAGATGTTCTGGAAGAATCTTTGCATTTTTGTCCCAGTTTTCCTGCGCCCACAGCGGTTGCAGATTTGAGAAATGGAAACACTTCCGTTGCTGCTCGGGATCTGTAAGATCAAACATCTTGCACGGTAACTTGTGATCAACGTGCCACTCGCTGCGGTTTTCCCAAGTCATGCCTGGTTTGAATTGCTTCTCGATGTGCTCTTTGAGTTCCAACCAGGAGCAGCCGACAAGGTCTATAGACCGTCCATGTTTACGCCCTCCGTTCAGCACTTGCCTAAACCTGTTGCGCAGTCGCAATTTAAGCGCAAAGACAATATCATCCCTGCGCTTCTTTTTGATGTACGCGGATGCATACTTGGGATTAGCTGCGCGCCACTTGGCTATGGTCACCTTGCATTTATCGGCGTTTTCTTCTCTGTACTTCGCCGCTGCTAACTTCTTGCGTGTTGCCACCTTTGGGTCGGTGGCGTACTTGGTTTTATCCCTCTCCCGGTTTCGCGCTTTGAACTCCTCAGACGATCTCGCTAGTTTCTGCTTGGTTACGAAATCCGGATCCTTGTACAGTTTGCGACTTCTGTCTAAACAGCGATCACGACCCTTGAGGTACCTAAACCTGTCACGAGCACGCGCAAGTTCCAATCTGATTTTACCTTGCTCTTCACTCTCTAACCCAGCACGCGCGCGAAGTTTGCGAGACTTCAGTTGTACTATCTTGAGACGCAAGTCCTGCATCTCTGCCGCTATATCCTCGGTGGTCATGTACGTTGATACCCCTAGCTTGCTAGGTAGTCAAACAATCTCTCCTGCAGGCCACGTCTCGGATCTTCCTTGTAGAAGGTGAGCATCTCGTCCAACCAGCGCTGAACAGGACGTAGAGCTTCAGGTGTGCTGCAAAATTCTGGAACCTCCATGAGTCCCTCGAAATGTTTGCGATCCACCGTGTACTTGTACGGCATGGACCAACCGGCATTCACCTCCGTGTCGATCGGGTAGTTCAAGATGCGACCATGATACTCCCAGCAATTTGCACGGAACATAAACAGCTCGTGCGCGCGCTTCCAGATCTCCCGTTCATGGAACGGGCACATCGTCACCACGCTGTCATACAGCACGGTGATGGGTACCCCCTGCAATCCGTACTTACGCTTGAACTGCATGAGCCAGTTCGCAGCACGGAGAGCTGTAGCGGCCACGGATTCTTGGAAAAGGAAATTCCTAAATTCGCGCCCTTGTGGGGAAAGAATAGACTTACGCAGCTGCGGGGACAGTCCATAAATATCTGGAGGTAGGACGGCATGTCTGAGTTTGCCAGAGGCCGCTCTCAGGAACCCCACCTCTTCTGGTACATCTTCGAGGCTATCCAAGAAAGCCACCGCGATGGCCTGACGGCGCTCCAGCGCGTCCAAGATCTTCTGTCCGGTGCCCTCATCTGGCTTGAACCCTGTATCGGCTTCGATCTTGCGTTCCAACGCAGACGTCGACGCACCATATGCCGTCGAGAAATTGCCCGTTTTTCCTGCGTTGCGGTGCTTCTTGACCGTCAGGAGCTCGCGAGACTGCTCCTGGAACATCTCCGCCAGCGACCAATGCAAATCCACGTCGGGATGTAGCACAACCCCGTGGGAGTCTCGCAATAAATCCCCCTCCTCCACCTTCCTGACATGCTTGCCCTCTTTCCAGACATTCATGAAGAACTCCGGGTTTCTGGCGTGCAGAGGTATCCCACAATCTTCTGCGTACGAGATGCGCACCTGTTCGCCTGCTTTGGTCAGGACAAACTGCGGATCAGGCTCTGTCATGATCCTGATCAGGTTCTCGTCACCACTGATGAACGCCAACCCCCTGACCTCCGCGGTCTTGAAGTCTGACTCCACGAAACACATCCCCGGTGGCGCTTGTACACAATGCCGCAGGGCCGGAATAGACTCGGTCAGGTACTTGTGGAAGATCTCCGGCAGCTCACCCTTCTCGTAGGCGAGTTTGAGTACGCGCGCGATCCCATCCACGATCCGCTTCTGGACATACGACGGCCAGTTCAGACTGTTGGGATTCCAGGCACGAGGTCGAGACGTCTCCGTCATGGACATCTGCCCGTGCACCCGGTTGTCACCTGCCAGCCAGGCGTGCAGCCCTGCCTCCTCGACAATGTTGCCTTCCTCGTCCCGCTCGGGCTCCTTCAGGAACGCCTTCCGGATGTTCCCGACGGCGTTGAGCTCCAGAAGCTCCAGCATGAGCTTGTCCCCATGCTGCATCGCGAGGATCTGCAGGGTCTGTTTGTCAACGGCCGGCAGGATACCCTCACGGCGTGCTGGTTTCCAGGACATCACCTTGGCCCAGTCCATGGCCGGTACACCCTTAGCTTTGTTGGCTGTGCTCTTGACCGGTGTGTAGCCCTTCACGTCAAAGAGCCAGCGCTTCATGTCCTTCACGGACCTGAGGTTGAAGGACCGAGTCGCGGTGGCGTGCTCAATCGAGGCATCAATGATGCGCTTGTCCTCCGTAGACATGGTCGCAGGATCTGCCCCGAGGTCCTCAATGAGCACACGCGCCAGTGCCTGCGTACCATTCCTGGACTCTGACAGGGCCAACTCATACGCGTCTCGCAGTTTTATCTGCGACAGCATCGTGGCCCGCTTGATGATAGTTTCCCGCAGCCCCTCGTCCTGCACCTCCTTGAAGGCAGGCAGCGTCAGGACCGCATTCCGGGCAAGGAGATACCATGACTCCTGGTACATGTTCTCCAGGAAGGTTTCCTCCATCTTCTGGTACGCAAACCCGTAGAGCATGCGCATCTCGTCCATGAGCGGGACGTTCATGGGCAGCCCTGTGAGGGCGAACTGCGTGAACACGTCCGACACAAACGGATTCATGATCGTCTGGTAGTACGTGAGCATGTCCTGCTGCGCGAGATCCTTCTCGATGTACGGGAAGGCACGGATGACGCAGTCGACGTCCTTGTTGGCGTAGTCGATCAAGATCGAGTCTGGCACGTACCCGTAGCCATCTTCGCAGAGCCTCCGGTTGTCCTTCTTCCACATTTCCAAATCAAACTCGTACCGGCCCAGGTCTGTGTACCGCATGGACATTCGTTCCAAGCCGCGCTCCCCGTGCTCATTACAACACTGGTACGCGAACTCGGTGTCGAGGCGGGTCATGCCCCACCAGTTGAGTTTAAGCTTCTCAGCGAGCCACGGCAAGTCAGCGGAGATGTGATGCCCGACCAACCTGACGTGCGGGCGGTTCCACGCTTCCGCGATGATCTTGCCGGCCTCTTCGTAGGACACGTCGAACACGTAGTTGAGCTGGTCATCCATGAACCGGATGTACGCAGCGTAACCGGGTGCCCAGCCGATCTGGAATGATCGCAGGTACCCGACTGCGTGATTCTTGCCGTGCCACTCACAGTCAGGACTGTAGAGGCTGTACGGTTTGATATCCTGCACCAGCTGCCGAAGCTCGGCCGCGCATGTGACGGTCCGGTAGTGCAGAGGGATTCGATTGATCACGATTCCCTGCGACTCATCCAGGGTCCGCTTCACCTCTGCCATGTCTGTTCGGAAGCGCTCCAGCCACTCAGGTTTGGATGCCACGTAAACCTGGTGGGACATCGGCATGACCTTGCACTGGAACTCCTCAGACCAGAACCACATCCCGATCGCGTCCCCGAACTTGAGCCGGATCGGCACCAGGAACTCAAACGCTGCCTTCCCGAAGGCCACGATGATCTTGGGCTTCACTTCCTCGATCTCGCGGCGGCAGCACTTGATGCCAGGTGCCACATCCTTGGCCTTGGGGTTCCGGTTCGATTCCCGAGGCAGCAGCCACTTGGCCATTGCGGTGTAGTACACGTCAGTGTCGACCGATATGCCTACGGAGGTACACATGTCCTTCAGGGCAATCCCGTGAGGTCCCTTCAGGAACGCTGGCTTGCGTTTGAAGACAGCTCCGAAGTTTCCCTGTTCTTCCTCGACGACTTCCTCCTCAAGAACTGAGACGGACAAAAACATGATCGGGGAATCCTTGGACCCCCGACCGGCCACGACCACCCGATCCTGGTGGCGCTTGCTGGTGTTCCAGTTCTCCGGAACCTCGAACTCCACCACGGGGGCGGATGGGAGGTTCTCTGGTTCAGGGAAAGGTGGGGGGTCTTCAGAATTCATGTCGTAAACGTTGTCTTGGGATCGGCTCCGGCTGCCACCTTGAGAATCTCTTCATCTACGCGACCAGTGATCCAGGTGTGCGGAAAACTTCTGCGCATGTTGTGAATCAACACCAACAAATCCATCACGTCTTCAGGCTGGTCAGCCAGGTTGTCATGCATAGGTGCCGTTGGATCCCACACCAGTTTCACCGCTGATCGGAACGTTGAGTCATAGTACGGGTGCTTCAGGTTGACAAGATCAACTACCTGATTACGGCAAACAATAACCACCCGCTGTTCATCTACATGCTGTTTAGACGGGCTGGCCAGCATCCACCAACCAGAATCACCGAGCCTTTGTGAGTTGCACATGGACGCCTTGGAATCCAAAAACTTCAACGCCTGAAAAGGATCAGTCACCTCTACCACTTGATGTGTATCAGGTGGGTAACGATCAGCTAAAGCTTCGGCTACGCTCATACTTCCTCGACCTCCGACGCCTGCGCGTGTTCCGGGCTGCGTGCCTCCACGTAGGCCTTGGCCAGTGTGGCAAAATTATGCTCAAGCCATTGCTGCCCCTTTGGGGTAATGAAGAACCCCCAGCGCCAGTCGCGGTCAGTGCCGTGAGTTGCGCGGTGGCCGGTGCTACTGGCTGTTGGCACGTACACACGCTTCACAGCCGCGTACTCGTTGTCGTACGCCAGCTGGTTCAAAACGAACTGACCATCTGCGCGATTGTTTTTCTGACACAGCGTGTACTTCACAATGCGCCGGATTGCTGAGCCGCGTGTGTTCACCTTGCTCAATCCCAGTTCGCGCAGGAGAACATCAACGTTCCCAAAACCCAGGTGATCTGCGATGGAACGTTCGACGTCCCTGAGCGTGACCCACCCGTGCGCACCGCGCAGTTTACCTGCATGATAGACAGCTGTGTCTTCCGTGGGTTCACGGATCAATGATCCAGTGGCCTTGGCCTGCATGAGACTGGTCTTCAGATCGGATATCTGCTTTTCCCTGCCGGCCAGATCCGAACGCAAAATGTCTATATGGGCTGTTTTTATCGCGGTCTCTTGCTCCCAATAGCCTTTCTGTTCAGTGTGAAATGCATGCTGCGACTGCAAGCGACCGCACATGCGCACGCAGGCATTCAGGGCAGTCTCGGGATCTGTGAAGTCTGTACCCACCAGGTAGTTCGGCAGATCCGGCGGCAGCACCAACGGCTTCTTCTGCGTCTTGCTGTACAGGTGGTTGAAGATCTTCAACCGGGTCCTCAGAGTCTTGGGCATGCTGAGCAGGATGAACATGGACGTCTTGGCAGAGACGAGACCTGCGTCTGACACGGTCAGGAAGTCTGGGTCTGCCAGATCTTCGAACTCGTGCCTGGCGGCTTTGATGTGGCGCTCCATGTGACGCAGCGAATAACCGCACTGACAGGAAAGCTGCGTGAGATGCACCTTGTCGCTCGGCTGACGCGTGTAAGCTGCGGTGAAGTCCAGGGTCAGTTGGGACGCAGAAGAGGGCTGCCATGTAAGCTTGTCCTGCTCGGCTTCAACAGGCCACGCCGTCATGCACTCTGTGCTGTAGTCCTCGTACTTTTTGAGCACACAGCGCAGTCCCGACAAGAAGCCCAGGGCTTCGATGAAACCTTTCTGTCTGCGCAGCTGGTCAGCCTCGTGACCTTCCAGTTCCTTGAGGAGCCATACGATGAACCGCTGCAAGGTTGGCAACCACAGGACGAAGCCACCACACATGGTACGGCGTTTAAGGCAGAACCAGCCCTTGTCCTCCTGGTGGGTTTCGGCGAAGCGTTTCAAAGTACGCAGCATGTTAAAGTGCTGCCACCCCATGAACGCCGCGAGCGGTCGACTGTACACCATGACACCGTCCGTGTCTGATTCGCTCAGTCTGAAAAGCAGATCCTTGGCAACCAACGTGCGCCCGGCAGGGTCGCGTTCCTTCATCACCTGCCAGGCCTGGGCCGTGGCTGCTTTCATTTCGTGAATGTGTGTCAGGTCCATTGCTCAATAGCTCTCCAGCCAAGTTTTCCGATGTTCGTCCACCCACACCTGTGAGAAGTCCCCGATGTCCTTTGCGGGCTGTCCCGCTTCATTCACGCTGGGCAGTCTCCACGTGTCCGTCATGACTTTGCTGGCCAGCCGTTTGGTGCTGAACTCCAGGTCTTGCTTGCCGGCCTCGTCATTGTCAGGAACCTGAATGACGGCCGCGAAGTGCTTGGACAGAATGGCCACCTGAGCGTCTGACAGGAACTTGCCGATCTGCGCGACACCAGGTGCTCGCAGCCGGCCTGCATCCAGGGGACCTTCCCCCACCAGCGTGATGGGCATCCGACCTGGACGGTGCAGGGCATTCCAGGCAATCGCAGCATCGAGGCCGATGACGATCTCGTTGCGGGAGGTTCCGTTGGCGGTCCGGTATTTGGACAGCTCCGACCAGCGGGTCTTGTACTCAGGAAGGAGTTCGTATTTGCCCTTCCCCTTGCTGGCCTCTGGGTTCCACCACTCCAAGACCTTCCAGGTGTTTGTGTACCCGTCCCAGAACTGCCGGTAACGCTTCCCAGCATGCTCAAACGTGTAATCGATCACACGGGCCTGCCAGGACTGCTGGATGCCTTCCTGATCGGCAAAGAAGATGATGCGCCCTTGAGGACTGTCGCGCATGCCCAGCGGGGCGCCTCGGTAACACCTCTCCACCTTGGGATCATGTGGCCACTCCCTGACGCAGTAGCTGCAGCGGAACTGCTGGTAGAGACTGTCGAGGTCGTATCCCCGTGATAACAGGTACTGTGCGGCCACGTGATTCTGGGGCAACTGGTTGATCGGGACGACGTCGCCAGGTTGCCCATCACCAGGCCCACCGGGGATGATGCGCCCCTTGTGGTCGCGGACGAGCCAGCGTGTGTTGTCCGCGAACGATACCTTGCCGACTGTGGACTCCTTGATGTTCCGTTCAGCCAGGGTCGCCCACATGAGCAGCGCCGTTGCCTTGTACTTGGTCCCGCACTTCATGCACAACCCCACGGAATCCCTGAGGTGGTCCGTGGAGCCTTCCCACTTACCAGTGTTGCACCACTTGTCCGCATTGACGGCCAGGTGGCGTTTGATGAGTTCGCTACGCCCCTCAACGGTCAGGCAGGCAGGACAGGCCAGGTTGAGATGCAAACCATTCTTTTCCCGGCTGATGATCACGTGACCGTGCCGGCCTGCGAGTGCCTTGGCGAAATTGCTGACATCCTCGGGGAGATTGCCAGCCTGGACACCGCTGCGGTGCTGTACTTCGTAATCACTCATGCTGGTGTTGCTGTCCTGCGCTGTCTGCTAACGTTGCCCGCGTGCCAGTGCTTCATCCACATTAAGCAAACGTCTCTGGGGTCTTTGCGCTTGAAGGAATTGCGGAAGGTCTGACTTGTAAACCAGTGACGTCTGAGCCTGGCGCACAACTCGTCTGCCATTTTTCTGTCTGAGTTCACCTGATCCGCAATTATCTCGAGACACACAGCTGGCAGCGCTACGTCAAAGTTGCGATTGTTGTACTTGGAAGGTTCTCTCATGATTTTGTCCGATGGTGGAAGCTGGCCTGCGAGATGGCATCCTGCCACTGCTGTTGAGTGAAGCCGAGCTCGGCTGCATCAATGTACAATTCTCGCCGCACCAGTGAGGCGTTGCGCTGCACCAGCATCCACTGGCTGAATCCGGCGGGCATAATACCGCAGCGTATGACAGGACCCGTGCAAACGGTACGATCATACGCCTCCGTGCGTTCATGGTACTGCTCCGCGAGTTTGCGCAGCTGAATCTCCTCAGCTGTAGGGCGCCAAGGAATTCCGAGGTATTCCCGCTGCCAGTCAGATGGATAACGGTCGGTCATATCTGTACAATCGTCTCGCGCTCCCAGGCCACTCGGGCTGCCGCCTCGGCACGTTCATCTCGGGTTCGCAGCAGTACATCCGCACGGACGCCCGGCGCATTAAGACCGTTGTAGCTCGCTGGGTCACTGAGTCCAAGGCGTTGCTGCGCGAACATCAGACTGCCCTGCGCGCAGTTACCAGCACGTCGACTGTCCTGCAGGGTCACACGGGTGTTGCGGGCGTCAGCCAGAAACAGAGCTCGGTGTTTGTCTTGATCCAGTTTGCGTTGTTCCTGAGAGTCACGCAGCTGATCCAACAGCTGCATGTTCAGCACCCACTCGTCGGCTGGTATGAGCGGATTCGCTGGGTGGTAATCTCGACCGTCAGCGTCTCGAACAATCTTGATCCCCAGCTGGTCCCAATCGAAACGGTACCCTTCGGGCGCTGTTTGACGTGTGTACAATCCATGGTTGGCAATCTCGAACTCCCGCTCAGATATCAGCATCATGAAGTGTTGCACTGCAATACGGTGCCTAGCTCTCACCTTTGTCTTCATGTTCATGCTCACGTGATAGACATGACAAAGTATGCGAGTTTCAAAACCTGGCTCCAAGACCCACTTGCAACGGTCAAGGGCTTTGCCGCCTATCTGCTTCCGCACCCTGTCCAGCATCCCGGACCTGAACTCCTGGCCGGTGATCATCAATGTGGCGTTCCGGGGTATTGTGGGCTCCGGAACCGTCTTGGCCTTCAGGGTTCTGAGCTGGTCGTTGATCATAGTGTGCTGGTCCCTGTTGCCCTGCCATGCCGTCAGGGCTGCGCAGGACTGGATGGGTGCCGCCAGTTTACGTGCCTGACGTTGCAGACGCCTGCTCCAGTTTCGTTTGAACTTTGGATCCTTGAAGGCTCGTTTCATCTCATGATTCTTGAGCCGAGCCTTGCACCTGTCATGCCATTGCTCGCGGGCAGCACGCGAGGAGGGTGGGATGCCGAACGCGGCATTGTAGAATGCTCTTCGAAGTGGACATTTTACCGGATGGTGTTTGCGGTAATCCCGCCAGACCTTCAAGGTCTGGCTGCACGTGACGAAGCTTTTGCCGATTTGGAGGCTCCGCAGATGCTGTGCGTATTTAGTCAGGCAGGTCTTCATGTCAATCGGTCCAGATCTTCATCACAGCACTCACGCGAGCAGTAGTCCATCCAGGAAGCCTGCCAGGTGTTCACCAGCTTACCATCCTGCCATTCCCAGCGTGGCATCCCACCCCAGTACCAAGCGCCGCAGACCATGCACATCTGCAGGGGCAACCAGCCGAAGTAGCGACGGTACCAGTAATGGAAGCCTTCAATCATCTGGATGCTCCTTCTGGTAAGCGATGACTTTGTCCAGTACATCGTTCAAACTGTCACCCCAAAAGTCATCAGCAGCATTTCTGGCACTGCCTACTTGGATGTGGATCGTGCGTGTCGCGTCATCCTCGAACAGCAGCACGTTGACCTCTGAAGCATTCTGCGTGTACCCCATGAGGCGCCGAAGCGCTCTCAACCGATCCGTGTCAGTGTTTTCAGTCATAGCTTGATGGTGAAATGTTGCAGCATTGGATCTGATCCCGTGTAGGTCTTGCCGTCGATGATTGTTTTACGATCAGGTGCATTATGCCAGCCTCTGCGCAGATTGCGTTCGATGCTGACTGTCCCGTACGGGGTTGCCAGGTTCTGCCTATGTGGGTTCAGTGGGTCCTGCGTGATCATGGTCGAGGTAGTACATGAAATTTCTCTTCAAGCCGCTTCTGTTCGACCAGCTTCTCGTAGATGGGGAGCAGGTGACCATTGAGGGCTGACACCAGCAGCAATGCCAGCGCGTCAGGTTCTACGCGTCCGAACATGTGACCGCTCCCTTTGATGATGCACAGCTCCATCCCGTCCGCATCCGTGATCTTGGCCATGCTCTCGTGACACTCGCCCACCCGCCACGGTGGTGGGCTTCGCAACAGTTGCCCCTCGGTGATGTCACCAACACCGATCTCTTTGCGTGAATCTGTATCGTTAATTCTGCTCATGATTGTGAAGAAGGAAGTGCGAGACCTTGGAACAAGCCAGCCTGAAACGTTTCATAAACGGTCTGACCGTCACGGTTCTGGGCATACGGGAGAAAGACCTGCTCGAGCTGCACCATCTCTGCCTGGATCAAAGCCAGCTGCGCTTCCAACCAATTTTTTATGATCCTCCAAGCCACCCGGGCAGCTTGCTCACGGGTGCGATTCCTGATTGGAATTTTGTTCGAGCATTTAACGACCTCGAAGATCTTGTCGACGTTGGCTGGCAGCCGGAACGACATCAGCCCGAACGGACACAGGATCCGGAACGAGATGGCAGTCAGGACCTGCTCACTGTCGTACTCGGTCATGACTGCCTGTGCGCCGGCGCCTGCCAGCAGTTTCTGGATCTCCCCCACAGTCTTCTCGACCGCGATCTGCGTTGTGTAATTCAGGATGCTCATCGTTCAAAGATGTTCGCTTAAAACCTTTCCACGCCCCGTACCGCGCTGCGCGTACAGATCATCAGTTGCAAGCTGCAGCAGCTGGGCCTGCAACCAAAGCTTCGATTGATGTTCAACAAGCGAAAGCCCATAGCACTTATGCGGGTCCAAGCTCTGCAGCGCCGACAACCTGGACGTCATGGCCCAGATCATGGACATGTAATGATCTCGCCCTTCCTCGGTCTCCAGGAACCACTTCTCGACGTGGGCCTTGGTAATCCCTGAGGCCTTGAGCCATGCAGTCGCGACGGGCAGATGCTCAGCACCAATCAAGGACTGCAGAGCCATGATGCGTGCAGCCCACAGGGTGGCGTCATACCCGTTGGGGGGCGGGATATTTGGATCTTCGCTCCGCAGCCTCACCAGAAGCCCATGCGGTTCCCAATCCTTGCTGAACCGGTCGCCGTCCCCGGCCACACGCATCCAGGTCCTGTCGCGCCCACCCACGCAGAGCTCACGACCATACCGGCGCACCAGAGCCATCCAAGCCGTCTCAAGGTTGTCCACCCCGTGCACGTCCTTGACGGTCATGCTGTACTCCATGCTGCACAGGAGGTCTTCCATACGTTGCGGCTTGACCCTGCCGGACTGCACCATGGTCCAGTACCGGGAAATGTGACCAATCGTAAGAACACCGGTACGGAGCTTTTGGCAGATCACAGCGGCTTGCGCGGGTGTGATGGTATCACCCACCGGGATGCTCTGTTCCAGCATGGTGCCCATCAGGGTGCAGTGCAGCCACTTTGCAGCATCATGCATCCGAGGGGCGCGGCGTTGCTGCTGCAGGGCCTTGACGGCCTCCCGGGAGAGATAGTCACCACCGGTGCACTCAACGTTGTCATCTACCCCCAGCAGCGTGTGCGCCGGGATAACGTTTGGATATTCCTGCGGATAATCAGCAGCCTGCCAGCGCATCCACGTTGGATTGATTTTGCCACTTTTGGTCAGTTGTTCAGGGGTCATTGGAGTGTCGTCGTCTTCATATTCTTCGTCATCCTCCGCAACCAACTCCACCGGGGTGATTGTTGATTCCTGAGGGGTGGGCTCTTGAGCTTCTTCCATGACCCCCTGCGGCTCCGCCTTCGGGGTTTCTGGAAAAGAGGTTTGAATTTCCCCGGCAGGGGATAAAAGGGCCCTTTCTTTTTCCTTTTCTGAAGGTTGTACATTATAGGAGTGCAGAGGATCGGCCTCAGTCGGGGACGGAACTGTAGGCAACTGATCAACGTCCTTTTCAGAAATCCCAAGGTCTTCCAAAGCCGCAAATCCCCGGCGCATCTGGGAGCGGGAAGGCCCCTTCTTTGTACGGTTCATGGAGGAGCACCCGTAGTGCAGGACTGAGCCTCCGTGTTGGACGTTTCCGCTCAGGTCGATCCGGTAGATGACCCCCTGTGCCTGGGCGTTCCCGTACGCGACAGCCTTCCCGGCAATGTTGACCTTCTGGAGATATTGCATGGCAGCATCGAGGCGCCGGACCGACAGGCCAGTCTCGAACTTGATGCGTGCCCGGGAGATCTGGAAGTGGGCCGCGTGGGACACCATGATGCGCAGGACCGTGTAGGCGTCGTTGATGACCTGCTTGGGGGTGTCGGGGGACTCCGGGAGGATCGGGAGTGCGCGAGTGCTGTAGCCTTTGATGCGGCGGTTCAGCAGTGGTTTTGATTTGGTCTGAGACATCGAGGAGATCCTTGGAGCCCTCGGGGCCTGGATTCTGTCTCGACTGATGTACCCCTTGCGGGAAAAGTGTTGCGGGACGGCTCGCTTTTGTGAAATCACATCATTCTCAACATCCTCACAGACCCGTTGGGCATTTAGGATGACCTCCTGTCAGATCCAATTGTCGCCGGATTTCACTTCAGCAACGCTCTTCAAATCGAGAGATACACGTGATGGTGCCTCGGGGAGAAGGCATCATCAAGTGCAAAGTCATATAATTTCCGTAACTTAACGTTCCACCCACGGGTCGTGGAGCTTCACCATCGTCACCAGCACACGTCCCCGCAGTGTACACGGCGATCATGATATCAGGAAGAATCTTTCAGTTGCATATATGTACTTTTCCTCTCGGGCGCGCACAACACTGTTGATCTGCAGCCCCTTTGAATCCGCGACCTCCATGGTCACGAGATCGTCATCATCCACACAGGCCCGCAGTTCGTTCAGACTTACCAGGATAATCTGATCGCCCACCTGGCCCTCTGCTGCCACGTACCAAGGGATGCGTTGGAGCTTATTTATTTCACCTGGAAGCAATGAAGCATACAGGCTGCCTGCACGCTTGCACAACGAGTTCAGGTCTACAAGATCCGGCGGTGCCCACTTGAGCGTGTCCGATTGCTTGGGCAAAATAAGCCCAGGTGGCCCTACCTCCTTGCACCACCCTATGATCTGTTCCAGTTCGAACTGGTTTACCTCGCAGTTGAATGATTGCAGGACATGTTTGAGATATTCCACAGCCCCTTCAGTCAGGGGTTTCTGATCAACCAGCATTTGGCGTACACCGTTCAGGAGCTCTGGCTTCAGCAGTGTTCCATCAGGCAGCCAGTAATGCTGCACGACACCGAAGCGTCCGCGGATCGTGATGTCCAGCTTCCTGGTCGCCTCCACGTACAGGCACGCAAGATCAGTCCAGTTTGGGTCCGCGATGATATACGGGGTGCAGCGTTCTGAGTACTCAATACCTCCAGTCGCCTCCACGGCCCGGCAGAATTTGCCGAGCAGCTGTTTTTCGTCTGATGAGTTAAACATCCTTTTTTCCTGTTGGGCTGCCTACCAATTTTGCGGTTCCGCTTCTGTTGTTCCAATACTCCAGCATGTACTGACCTTCCAGGTGTCGGTTGCCTGTGCAGACCAACGTCATGGGTTTCAGCTCGCCATTGGTGATGTTGTCGGGCAGCCCCATGCAGGTGATATGCATAGTGCACTGCCCGACAACATGGAATGTCTCCTCGCGGGTCGGCGGAGAGAAACCTCCTTCACAACCATCGCAGACAAGCCGCGTGAACGGCTCGTCAGTGTCCTCATCGGTCAGCTCTTCCTCTTTGACGTTGCTCCACTGCTTACCGTCATATTCATGCCATACGCCACATTCAGGACAATCGAACGGTTTGCCAATTTGTACATGAGCCAAGATTGCCTTGGTTGTGTCGCTAATTGCATGCTTGATCACCAGGCAGTGGTGACCGTCCAAGGTTGCGATGAGGTGCTCAGACATCTTCTAGTTAGACCTTCACAGCTTCACCTCGGTCCATGTCGACACACCACACCCCGCCACTGTCACGCTCGAAGTAGTAAACCCCTTCGACACCGGCCTCAGGGCCGTTCACTTCTGTCCAATCTTCATTGTCTGTGCAGGTTCTTTCTGTCAGGATTTCCAAGGCTGTACATCTGTCTGGATTGATGAAGGATTCCACAGCACTGCTTTCCAGCAGTACGGCCAGATCACCGTCGTATATATCCGAGCACGCCGCGTTCGTGATTACCTCCTCCGCACGCTTCTTCACAGCTTCAATGATTGCCTGTTGAGGCTCGTCAGTGTCTTCCAGGATCTCAAAGTAGAGATCCACGGTTTGTCGAATGTGCAGCTTAGCCATCTTGCTCGTCCTTTTCTTTATCCAGCGACGTTCCCTCGAAATTGACCCACACCCAGGCCTGCACGTAGGCTCCGTTGTCGTCGCCGTCGGAAATGACAGGCGCAGGATCGATCACGCATTGTTCATCATTTGCATGCTGGTCCCTTGCCAAATTTTCAATAAGCGCAGCTCTCGCATCAGGCGGCTCAACCACCTCGACCGTCATATGTGTCAGACTTGACGTTGTGCACGGATGTAGGTCCGTCCTGAATTCACCATGTCGGACAGCTTGCTGTACTGCCTCTCGACAAGTCCGATCCAACACTTTCCGGTACGTTTCAGATTGTCCTGCACCTTCCTGAACTTCCTCGTATAGAAGTTCCACTGTCATCTTGAGTTTGAGTTCAGCCATTAGCGTTTGTAATCACGATCCACGTACTTCTGGTAGCCAAACATTCTCTTCACCGGCACCAAGCCACCTCGACCCTTGCGAGCCTTAAAGATGAAGAAGAACTGCTCATCCACGTAGTTGTCACCCTGGCCGTCATCCTGCACTTCGGAACTTTGGATGGCTGATATGCCGATGCCACCTGTCATGGATTTGTCCATGGAGGAGCTTTCCTGTGTACATGATGAGTCCACCCGCGCCTTGTTTTTGCCAGTTTTGTTGTGGGCCTGTGCAAACGTGATGGCTGCACAGTTCAACTCACCTGCCAATTCTGACACGGTTTCGCAGGCGCTGTTGTACGCGAGCCGGATTTTCTTGGGGTCGTTCTTCTCTTCTTCATCAAGGGACCCTCCGATCCAGTCCAACGCAAAAGCGTCAAGGCCCCCCATCTCATCTGACACCTTCAAGAGCTCATCTCTGAGGCCCGCGCGGATGTCCCGCTTCGGCTTCTTGAACCACTCGATGATCTGGAAATTGCGCTTGTTCACGTACTGCTTGAACTCCTCCACGGCTTGCAGTTGTGAAGGTTGCAGCTTCTCCGGGCGGAATCCGTTCACGACCTGCTCGAAAGGGATTTTACAGTGCTGGCTCAGCAGCCTCATCGTGAACTCATTGGTGCTCTGTGTGCGCTCGGTGGTGACCAGCGCGACCTTCTTGTTGGCCAGTGCCCACTCTGAAGTGAACTGGGAACTCGTCACCGATTTACCAGCCCCGGAGGCGCCAACGAACAGGAAGGCTTCCCCGCGGCCGAAGCCACCACCCAACCGGAGGTTGAGCTGCGCGATGCTGGTCCGCAACCGCTCCACGTCCGGCATCGGGTGGGCCAGTACCTCCCATATGTCGAAGGCGATCTCAGTCGACTTCGAGATCCCATCCACGAAACTGTTCTCAGCCCGGAGATAACTGGAGAGCTTGTCGGACTCCCACCGTTCCGTCCTGCTCCGCTGCGTGATGATCTCACAACGGCGCTGCTTGAGCCAGTATGTCATGCCCAGGTTTGTCTGGCTCAGGATCAAAGCCGCGCTGGTCTGACCCGCCACGACGAGCTGGAAGAAGTATTCCCAGACCTCCTGGAGTTCGCCGGTGGGAAGCTTGCCCAGCTGGGCCACGTGGCTCATGCAGGTCTGGACGAATTCCCAGGACAGCTGGGGTGTCACGGGACCCCCATGGGCGTGATACATCAAAGCCACCTGAGCCAGGCCGGCGTGCCGGGGCATCTGGAAAGACCTGGCCTCCTGGCCCTCGTGATCCACGAACAGGACGGCGCTGGCCAGCTTGGCAAACTGAGGGTCCAGCATGAGCCGGACCAGCATGATCTTTTCGAAGTATACCGGTTCGCGGTTGATCAGGTCGTAGGTAAGCTCTGCAGACATTTCATAATGGGATTCAGGTTGCAGTGGTAGGGGGCTATGCTGAGGAGGGTCTGCAGTTCCGGTCGGGTGGCCAGTGTGCGGGCCGCCTCATACCCGAAGCGTTCCAGCACGACAAGGTCATTCGAGCTCATGATACAACGAATCCAGGGGTTGATGGACCCCAGGTGGCTCCGCAGGATCGCAAGCTGCTCAGGACACATCTGGAGGTGTCCCACGCGGCCCAGGATGATCTGGCGCGCGTACCCGAGGGCAGCCTCAATCTCACCAGCTGCAGAGGCATCCCCGGCCCGCAACGCTACATCATCCACAGCACTGCCGGTCAGGTTGGCTGCCTGGATGCAACTGTCTTGCATTTCACCCCAGATCTGTTGCCTCATCTCCGGTTTGCACATCTCCGTCAGGGTCGCGTGGGAGCGCCGGCGAGCACCCAGCACTTTCGCGTACGCGGTCACGACATCCTTGGGTTGCACGTTCTTGGGGCGCCAGAAGATCCCCATGGTCATGACATCCTCGGGGTTCTTTACCGACTTCGTAGGTGCTTGGGTCTTGTTTCCAAACTGTTCTCCGAATTCCGCCAGCAGCTGCAGAGTCCAGACGCCTTCGGGGGTGTTCTGGCAGCTAAGTCGCTGCTTCACCTCCGCCATGGCTGTGTCGCGCTTTCTCACGACAGCTGCGCCAGCATCTCTGCTGCTTTGGTTTTCAGATCCTCCTGCGGGTGCTGCTCGGCAATTTTCTTCAATTCGACCTTCTCAGAGCATGGGCTCGTGATGCCAGGGCATTCGCGCCATGTACACTTTGGATTCATTCCTGCCCCGCGGAGATCGTCTCCGCATATTTCACAATCGATGCTGTGGTTACCCATGGTGTGTAGTTTTCAATTTTGTGATACGAACGTGACTTTTCCCTCTTCGATCAGGACATCAATAAATGAGCGGATCGCGTAGGACATGTAGGCCCAGCGTTCCAAGATAGGCTGATAGTACGCACCACCCTTGTCACGCCCGACTTCGATTTCCCCGTACCGTTCCGGTGGGAGATTATCCTTGTAAGTTTCGAGCCCAAGCACGCCCAGCATGGGCGCATCCGTGAGATCACCGGTGTTGACCGGGTGAATCCACTGCAGTTCCGAATTGCTCGTCAGCCCATCCAAAGCGTCAGCCTCAGAAACGCAGCTACGGTCCGGCAGCTCCTTCAACGCCGCCTGCTCCTCAGGAGTGCAGGTGATCACCAGGTTGGTTCCTTCTCGTGTGTAGGTCATCGGCACCGTTCCTTCACTTTCGCGCGCAGCTCTTCGAAGTTGCGAACCACATACACTTCGAAGCCGCGCTCCGTGTAGTAGTCCATGCGGGCCTTGCTCTCCCGAACGGGAGCCCAGCAGTCTGAGGTCTTGTACTTGCGCATGTCGTCAGGGTCTCCGACGAACAGATAATCGAGCACAACCCCGCAGCGTTTGCCGGGCATGATCTCAGCCACACGGCCCGGTTTCTGAATTGTCTTCGTGGAAGCTCCGCCGCCGGCCAGGTTGATCATGACCCGCAGGTTGCTGAACGTGACCCCCTGAGCATAAATACCAGTCGCGAAACAGAGACGGGTTTCACCGGTCTTGAGCTTCGCAGTCTTCTCTTTGCGCTGCGCCTTGTTCATCTGCTTGGCCATCGCGATCTCGAAGTCGCGCACAGACAGGTGCTCTTCGAGGTAGTCGGTTTGCTTCTCGTTGTCGACGAAGCCAAGGATTTGCCAGGCGGGGTCAAAGATGTCCGACACGGGGTCGCATAGATATCCCAAGTCACGTACCATGAACTCGTTCTCCCACAGGGCAGCCTGATAGGCTTTGCGGCGGTCGCGGCACGGCCACCCCTTCACGGGAACTCGCAGCATGTACACAACAATGGGGGAAATGGCACCCTCCGCGACGCCGTCTCGGTACGTGCGCTCAGCCAGGATTGGACCGATGAGCCCGCGGATCAACGGGTCACGCCCGTCAAACCTACCATCCAGGGTGGCCCCGAAACCGAGCTTGCGAGCCTTCTCGAACTTCATGAAGTCAGGAATGCGCCCATCAGTCGGGAGTGCGTGGGGTTCGTCGATGAGCATTAGCTGCACGAGCCCTGGGTCGCATTTGTCCAACGAGTCCATCGAGACCACCGTGACATGCCGGCTCATGGTCTTGCGTGTACAGCCTCCATGGATCTTCTTCACCTCCAGGGTCGGGAGCGCGACCGTGAGCTCGTCGAAGAGCTGATCCACAAGGTCGATACCCGGTACAACCACCAGCGTGCACAGGCCCGCGTAGGCGCGACAGGTGTTCAAAATACAAGTGCTCTTTCCCCAGCGCGTCGGCGCCGCAATCAGCCCCGACCGATCCTGCATCAGTGCCGACTCCAGCAGCTCCCGCTGGGAGAACCGGAACCCGTGCATCCAGTCGAACCTGGGTTTCGGGAAACCCTTCAACCGCACGTCATGTACTTCATACCTGACGCCTGCGGCATTCAGGAACTCAATCACATCAGGCAGGAAGCCGTGGTAGGTCCTAAGTGACTGCATACCCGGTACCCCGGGCACCTCGAGGTGCTCGAACAGGTCAACTTTTCTCGTGACCTTCTTGCGCCGAAATGTCTTCGGGTCCTGTACCAGTTCCGACACTTCCATCCGGAGGGTTGGCAGGAGTTCCCGAAATGCTGGTGTCACCGTCAGGGTGCTCTCGTCCCACAGGAGGTGTACAGCTCCTCCCGTCAATTTCCATCGAGACAATGTTGTAGCGGCCATAGCCGAACTTGGAACCAAATGGGGAGATTCCGAAGGTCTCTCCAATTCTAACGAGAGCTGCATAGAGTTCTTGATCAGTTGGGTTGCGTTTGTACTGGGCTGACTGTGGTTCACGAGGATCAGGTGGAACCACGGAACCTCCGAAGGTCACGATCGCACCAGCGCGGATGCTCTCGTGATCACGTTTCTGACTGGGCCCACCGACGCCTTTGTTGAAACGCCGGCTGTACAGGTTGGTCTGCATGTTGTGCAGGTACCGGTCCATCCGGACCGCATTCGTGTAGACGTCCTGGGGTGCCACTTCCGTGAGGGCCTGCTGCCAGAGCCACAACCAGGTGGGCTGGTCCAGCAGGATGTCCTCAGACTTGTACTCCCGGTGGAAGGCCAGGATCCCCTTGTTTTGGGGATCATGATCCCCCAGCATCTGGGAGGTGAGGCGGACAGAGAAGACGAGACGCATGGCCGGGATCGTAGCTGAACCGGCGCATGCGTCCAGCGGGAAGTTTAAAGCACGACACCTGCGCCGGTGTGAACCGGCTCGTCACCGTCCAACGGTACCATGTAGGTTCGGTCTCCCAACCCACCGTCATGCATCTCCAAGATGACGAAGTCTTTTTCAGGTGGGTTCTCTTTCCAGGTGAAAGGATCCCCTTGCTCGAGCCACCAAATGGCAGCCATGAAACCGTTTCTGAACTCCGGTGAACGCGCGGACATGTCCACCATCACTTTGGAAGTTTTTATCTCATCCATGTGGTAGATTTTCCAACCGTCCGTAACAGGACTCGTTTGCAGCTATGACGCACTTTCCTGTCGTCGAATCAATGATGTGAAACCAGGTACATGCCCTGGTCAGCTCTTTCTCGATGACATCCTTTTCGAACTGAGCTTCGGCCTCTTCGACCGTGTTGTGGTCGCCCTGCATATCCCACCACCCACCTCGTGGGTAGTAATCAGACCCATAGAACAATAGGAAGCGTTTCATTAAATCGTCAGCTCCACTTTCTTCTGCAACGCCGGCAGGATTTCAACACAGTGATCACACACGATCACCTGGCACTCCGTACGCTGCAGCACTGCCTGCAGGTCCTCCAACATGTCCCGGAAACCTTCCCGGGATGCTGCGTCCAGATGGGTTGTGGGTTCATCCAGGACCAGCAGCCCCACATCGGGGATGATGATCTGCTGCAAGGCCAGCAGGAACGCCACGGCCATCTTGACCCGTTGACCTCCTGACAGCTGCGACTGCTGCATCCATTCCGACGGTTCGTCGATGCGTTGGAATTCGAAGTTCAGAACCCCTGGACCTTTCCGGACCATGAAGTTGGCGTTCATGCGAGTCAGGTGTGGTCCCACGACAAACATGAGGCGACCATACAGGTCATCCAGGTAATCTCGCGTGATGCCCTCACGGCCGAACACCTTCGCGAGAAGATCCATATGCTCGGCAGCCAGGATCTTCTTGAGGTTGGCACGTTGGAGGATTTCCAGCTCACCCTGCCTCGCCGTCAGGCTTGTGATGTCCCGCTGGACTTCCCGCTGTACAGACAGAAGCTGTTCGCGGGCTGCCTGTTGGGTCTGCCTCGTTTCCAGGTCCGCGGAGATGCTCTGCTGGGTTCCTTGGAACGTGATGTGGGCCATGGCATTGCGGAGGCTGTTCTGCGCAATTGCCTCAGCCTGTACGGCTTGCTCGAGCTGCTGGATGCGACGTGCAAGCTGCTCGAGCTCGTTTCGGTTGGCCTGCTGGGCAGCCTCGTTCTCACGCTGCTGCTGCTTCAGATTTTCAATCGTGATTGCGGAGTTCCCGACGTTGAAGGCCAGGAGATCCTTGAAGTCTGGACGTTCCCGCCACTTCGCGAAGGCACCCTGAACCTCGTGGAGTCGTTTGAGCAGTTCAGCACGTTGTTGCTGGCCGGCTCCGATGGTCTGCCCAGCCTTTGCTTCCGCGGCCATCTCGGCCTCGAGGGTCTCCAGCTGTCCGCGTGCAATCGAGAAGTCGCTAGGATCAAATGGGCGGTCACCGAGCAGGGCACGCGCAAGCGTGAGTTGCTGACTGATCTCCGTGATCTTGAGGTTCGCCCTGGTGGCTCCCATGCGCCATTTGTCGCGTTCGTCGATCGTCTTCTTCAGCTTGTCTTTGTGCGCCGTGAGCTTGTCGAGCAGCTCAGTACGCTGCTGCTGCGCCTCATCTTTACTCCAGTGCACCAGGCTGGATTTGCAAACAGGGCAGCTCTCCAGGGCACAGTCTGTGCTGGCAATGCGGTTCAGGACGTCAACCGTCATGTACCATAGCTGCACTTCCTTGTTCGCCTGCAGGGTATCCAGTTCACGTGTGAGCTCATCAGCCTTCATGTCCGCCTCATCCTTGACGTCCTGGTACTTCCTGAGCTCAGGTTCACCTTCCTGAATGACCCGCTGGTGGTTCGCCCGTTGCTCCTCCGCCGCGCAAGTGTCCTTCAGAGAGGCCTGCCGCTTCGCCTTCTCAGCATACTGCGTGCGGCGTCGTTCCAGTTCCTCGCTTTGGTCCTCTGGAATCTTGACAGCCTCGGCGGCCGTCAGGACATCCAGCTGATGTTTGAACGCCAGGGCATCCCCCTGCAGACGTTCCTGCTTACCCAAGCTGTCCCAGATCGTACCCCACTCATTCTGGAGCGTTGTTGCGTAGATGGCCTTGCGCGCACGGTCCACTCCCAGATCAGCCAACTGTGTAGTAGCCAGGACATTATTGCCCTGCACCTGCTGCAGAGTTGTCTGCGCGTTTGTCAGGATCGCCTCACGGGTCATCACATCTTGAAGGAGGATGACCTGTTGCTTCAAGGACGCGATCGTGATGCTCTGGTCTGGACAACCTGCCAGCTCGCCCGAGATCTCCCGGAAGCGGCTGTTCTTGCCTTCCAGTTGAATCCCGAGGTCCAGCATGGCTGGTGCATTGTCCTGACAGGTGGAACGCAGGATGGCGGCCTGGCTCGCGGCTGCCTTGGCAACCAGGTCCAGATGAGCACAGCCCACCATTCGCAGGAAGGACCTCTCCCGTTCGGTCTCGGTGCCGAACAGGACATCATCCGTGTGGCCCTGCTTGATGAACACGCAGTCCATCACGGACCGCTTGTCGGCATTCAGGATGTCCCGCATGGTCGCGTCCACGTCCTTGGCGCTCGTGAGGGTCTTGCCGTCCCACTCCAGGGAACGGGTCGTCGAGGTCTTGGTGATGCGGCGGGTAATCTTGCCGATCTTGCCTTGCTTCTCGAACTCGAGTTCAATCTCACCGGTGCCGTGCTTGCCACCATCGCGCATGAACACGTTGGCGGACACGCGTCCATCTTCCCCGTCAGCTCCGAAGTCACCCGTCATGGCGTACCGGATGGAACGCAGGATGGTTGTTTTGCCTACGCCGTTCGGTCCGAGGAGCCCCGCCACCGGAGCATTCAGATCACAGGCCAGCAGCGCGTGCCGACCGATTTGTTTAAGTACAAGTTTTTTCAGCTGCATACTATTTCGTCATTGCCTCCGCGTAACCTCTCAACAGATCCGACACCGGGGCATCAGGATCGCACAGCTGGCGGGCCAGCGTTGCCAGCTCCGTGGTGGGAAACGTGGGCAGATAATCCACCGGCGTTTTGTCGATTGCGCTCAGATCACCTTCTTCCTTACCGGCAGCCATGGTGGTGGGCGGGTAGGCCTCGGCGCGCACGATGGCTTTGCTGCCAGCGAGCTGCTGGATCTTCAACCGCACATCTGCCAGGGTGCTGACATAGCGGATCAAGATCATGCAAGCAGGGTCCTTCGCGGCAAACTCTGTGACTTGAGCCGTTGCTTCCACGAGCTGTTGCTCGTCGCCAAGGTTCAGGACCATGACGAGGCGGTGCGCCACCGGCACGAACTCGAACCCGAGACACTTCCCGTTCTCGTCGAAGTCCATGATGGTGCAGGAGTGCTCCAGCGGCTCATCACGTTTGCACAGCTCCGTCGCACCCGGGTAACCGATCAGGGTGTTGTTGCACTGCAGGTACTGCCGGACGTGGATGTCGCCCAGCAGGACTGTCTGCCAGGACCCCTTGCAGAGATCCTCGCAGGTGATGATGTTCTCGGATGGGAACTTCGCGAACTCCAGGACGGCGCCGTGCCAGACCAGGATGTGAATATCCGGCTCAGATGAGTTCAGGACACCCCTGAGCACATCTGGCGCTAGGAAGGGCTGCCCCAGGATCTTGAGCTTCCCGACAGTCGTGATACCGTCGAGCAACTTCACACCAAAGCCTGTGACAGCTCCGTCCCACATACTGGGCTGGTTCTCTTGCACGCTGATCCACGAAGGTTCCGCAAAATCATGATTACCCTGCACAATGTACATCGGCAGCTTCTTGGCCTGACACTCACGGTCAATCTGCGCCAACTGGTTGATGACCTCCGGCAGGTTCTCGGGACTGTTCAGCATGTCACCAGCGTTGATGATCGCATGGGCTCCACGGTCGCCCGCGATGGTCACGACACTCATGGCCGCGCGGAAGAAATCTTGTCCACGTTCCAACGACCCGCTGTGCGAAACGCGCAGATGGTTGTCAGCAGTATGGACCAGCCGGACCACGCCTTTGCGTGGACTCTTGGGCAGTTTGCCCGGTTGTACTTCAGGATATGACATTTACGGTAGTAATTCTGTCTGTGTACTTTTCGATCACGTGCCAGGCAACAATGCGGCGCGCGTGTGTTATCCTCAGGGAATCGCACGGGATATCAGGATTGGTACCCCACACTGTTTTGTGCTCCACCAAGTCTGCTGCGATCAAGAGTCGCACTTCCGGGGAATCTGCGGAGGGTACCCATTGTCCCTCAACCAGCACGAGGGTATTACCATATGACAATGGATAGAACTCCTGCTCCAGCCATTTGGCTTTTTGCACATATTCCAAAGCTGCGTAAAGCAACGCGATAGCGCGCGCCAGTACTTCTGGCGGCGGTCCACAGGCTTCAATGATCTGAAACGCGGCTGTGACTGGCGCCTCGTACACCTTATCTATTTCAGTCGTCGGCATGCTTGATGCCTCGACAAGTTTCGCTGAGCCTGCGTTCCATGATGCGGTTGTACGCAGCCGAGTCGCTCTTGTTCATGATAATGGCCCAGCAGTTTTCCCACTCTTCCAAACGATTGGCGTTGATGTCGAACGCTGGCTGCACCAACCGCATCGTCTTTAAACTGAGCAGATATCGGCGTGGCTTGTTCCCTTGCTGGTTGCCGACAAAAACTTCATCAGGCCCGCAGAGCGGGTGCTTCCTGGAGTCTTTGTACGAACCAGTACCATTGCAACGTATGCACTCCGCATCGTTTGTTTTACCTTTGCCGTTGCAGTATGGACACCGTGTGGGGATGATTTCCAGTTCAAGACCCATCTGGTTTGTAGCGTTGGAACAGAACTTCGCTTGATGCTGACCATGTCGTTGGATCGCACTCAGGTATCAAACACGCGACCCACCAACCTTCTTTCCCCATGCGCTCTACCACCGGCATGAACTCGTGCATGTGTTTGCTCAAACGTATGTTTTTCGATTCAATGATGGGCTCCTTCATGACCACCAGGACTTCACCACGTCCCGCAACGCCTGCATGAGCTCGGCGTCCGTCTTGGTCTCAAACTCACCGAAGACCATGTCGTGGATGGCAGCCAGGAACAGGCCAACCTCGTAGCGCTTCAGATCTGTGGTGTCCTGCTGGGCTTGCGCAGGTGTGCGCTGCCGTTCCTGTCGCATGGTATCCAGCAGCCGTTCTGCACTGCGGGCACCCCTGACGGCGTTCTTGACCTGCACCTGCCATCCGCCGTACTCAGGCAACTTCATGCCTTTGCACAAGCATTGGTGAATGACCCGGAAGGCAGCCAAGAGCCAGTCAGTATTCCGGGACATCTGTTCATTCCTGGCCACGATGGCGTCGTAGCTGTTGATGATGTCTCCCGTGAAGGGGTGCTCCGGATCCGCCAGTGACTGCAGGGCAGCGCCGGCGATCTCCCAGGGCTTCGTGTTGTTGCTCAGCTTACCTGGAAGAAAGATCCAAGTGCCATCTATTTCACCACCTGGTTGTTCAACAGCCAGCCAGTTCTTTTTGTCTGCCATGGTAGCCAGTACACGATCAATCGGGAGTCGATCCCGCTCACATCCAACCCGGAGTTCATCTGGGCTCAGGGGCGCTGCAAATTCAAGCGCCGCCTTGTTTGGTTTGTTCCGCTCGTTCACTCAGTTTAATCGGTTCAATCGGAGGTGTACATCCAAGCAGGTCAGACACGCCGTATCCGCCATCTTTGCACACGTGCAAGGCTGTCACTTTTTTAGCGGCTTGAAGTACGGCCAGCTCGTGCATTGCGTATTCCGCGCCACATCCAGACGGTCTGGATATTTCCCCGCAGCGCCGGCATTTGTACTCAAAACGAACTGTAAGGTCATCACTCATCGTTTTGACAGTGGCATGAAGGGTCCAAGCTGCCGCATCCGGGGCATAATCTGCTCATGATTTTATGGCGTTGTTCAGATGTCAGGCTGCGCATCATACGTTCAACCGCGTAAAACCTGGCATCGCCATACCACCGACTGTTGTCGTCATTGGCGATCACGATGGTTTCCAACCCCCGCTTGCCCTGCATAAGCCGCTTGTCATAAGCCATGATCCAGTGACCTGCACGGGTCTCGCGAAGCTCCAACGAGCGCAGGCGATCTCCGGTGAGATCCAACTCAATGGCTTTTTCCAACCCGATGCGTTTGTGTGAACCATCTGTAAAATTGATGATCAGGTGCCCCTTCATGTTGTGGGTAAAAACAACTTCCTGGTCTGCCCAGCCCGCGCATCTACGTCCACCTGGTCGGGCGTGCTGTTGCGGGGCTGGTACACAGGCGTGATGTTGAACAGATGCTCGTACCAGTACAGGGCGTACCAGAGGTCTGGTTCCGTGCGGCGCTCATAGAAGGTGTCACCGGAGGGTCTCCGGGCAACCTGCAGGATGAGGTTCTCTCGATCCCCGATCCACCACACTTTCGGCCGGCGCTGCAACGGGACATCCTCGATCCGCCTCAAAGGCACAATGTTCGTGAACTTCTCCACCTCCTTCAAGGTGCTGAGACGCATCAGCACCGAGATGGCCCGGAGGCCTTCCAGGAGTGCCATGTGTTCCGAACGCTGCACGGACCCGAACGTGGCACCCGCGACACCCTTCATTTCTACTTCCCCTTCGTCGCGCTGCAGCGCCATGCTGCGCAGCAACCAGGCTGAGCCAGTGGCGGTCTGGGGTCCATCGGTGCCGGACCCGTCGGTGACGAGGACCCAGTCGTGGTCTTCCTTGGCGCCGGAGCAGCCAAGGATCTGACGGTGCATTTCTTCAGTGTGGGTCATCGGCGTCGTTTCTTCTTGTTGGCAATTGCAGCATAAAAGGGCTGGTTCGGATTCCGGCGTTCCCAGGCGGTGGTGCGCAGGGGGAAGTCTGGTTCACATGCGGGCTCGTCGTAGTTGTGCAGCGTGTAGGATGTCATGATGTCGTACGGTTTACTGGTCGCCACCGCAGATGATTCCGTGGGATCTGGCAGACCACCTGACGTCTCGTAGATTGTCATGGTCCCACCAACAAGAACCTGCTTGCCTAATGTACGACCTGCAGATTCAGCGTACTTGCGAGCTTCATCTTCTGACAAGGTTGTCACGAGCATTTCTTGACCCCTGCCCAGCGCGATTTGTTGTATACACACAGTGCAGATCCCGCTTGAACGCGTCGTCGCGTGTCCGCAGAACGTGCACAGCTGTAGGTTAGGTTCCGGCAGCTGTGGTTCGTTTGGCATGTTGTTTATCAAGATAGGCGGCATCCTGCCCAACTTCCTCAAGGCACCTCACCTGCGCTTCACTGCCGCGTGGATATGAGAGGCACGTCTTGATATGGGTCCTCCACATCTCGGCTTCTTCCTGTGCTTCAGTGAGTTCGCGTTCAAGCTCGCGGGCAAAGTCAGATCTCACCAAAGTGCCGTATCCGTGCATGTTCATGACCGCTGGTGGGTCTGTTCTAGGTGCCAGACAGAGATTCGCGTCTGTCCTGGGCGTGGGGATGATTACAGCTGGTTTGCTCATACACGTTCGAGTTTCAAGATCAGCACCAGTACATCCCACATCATCAGGGGTTTGACGGTGGTCCAATGTGCTCGGTTGCTTTCAATCCGGGCGTCCAGTTCAATTTGAAAATCGATCAGGTCGTTGGCAGGCAGCTTCAAAAGAACGCACTGCATGTCATCCAAACTCTCCCACGGACCTCTTATCACTTTGGCTCTGCGAAAAAACGTTGCACCAGGCGGCAACCATCGATCTGCACAGTCTTTGCAGATCTTTTTCCTGCATTCCTCATCGCAATGAGGTTTCGTCCAGCCCAACCGTTTTAGCAGGGCATCCTTTTGACGTTGAAGTTTTGCTTCCATCGCTAACTCTCAAGATTTGTCCGACCTCCTGAATTGTCTTCCTCACCTGAACGGTCCTGCTGGAGTGGTGCAAATCGGAGGGGAACCTCCGAGTATGCCGTGTTCGCCCTGCAAGCCTCGATGTAGTCCGTGACTTCCCCACACAGGGGCTGCATCACAAATGTCGTCAGGGCTGCCTGAACGGTCCTGAGGGCCACAGGCAGCATGCCAACCCGTTGGAACCCAGGAAGTGGAATGTCCATCTCGTGGCCGAACTGCCAGCCTGCACTGTCGTGCAGTTCGTACCGGAAGCGCAGCACCGCCGAGCCATCTTTGGGTACCGTGGGGGCAGGTGCACGATAGTCGTCACCCTGGTGGGCTTTCTGGATGCCCTCCACTTGCAGCAACGCAGCCTGCAGGAGTTCGTGTACTTGTTCGAGCGTGACCGGCACCACTTCAGGCACTCGCATCAGATCCGGCGTTCCCGGCATCGAAGAGTTTGCTTCGCTTGGTGCGGCGTCTGGTTTGTGCGCCTCCATCCAGAGAACCTGTTCCTCCGGCGTCAGTGGCGCCGGTTCCTGCTGTTGGGGTGGTGTTTGCGGGGTCATCCTGTTGGGATGCAGCATTAACGGCTCCGACTTCGGGAGTCCAGAAATAACTTGCTGTACGGCTACGACCGAACACCTGTGGAGGTGGTACGCCCAGAAACGCAAACGTAGTTCCATCTTGCTGACCCATGTCCCATAAATACCACGATCTCGCCAAACTCGCAACTGAGGACGAGGCATTCCGGGAAGGGATCGCAAAGGCCATTGCCAAGATTGCCGACGTGGAGCGACAGGACAGACCGCGGGCGCTCAAGGAAGCCCTGAAAGCCTGCAAGTACAATGCGGGGTTCCTGCTGCCTTGGTTCTTCCCGAACTTTGGAGGTCCAGGTTTGCCCATGACGTTGAGCCGACGTCCGTTTGCGTTCCCGATGTACTCAATGTTGACCGGTGGGTATTTGGTTGTGAAAGGCAGCAGACAAATTAGTAAGTCAACCAACCTATCTGCACGCCAAATAATTCTTACGCAATTGATGCGCTGGACTTCCGTCTATGTTGCACCCCACACAGAACACGTCCGCACCTACGCGACCAAGATCCGTGAAATGGAGCGCCTGTTCCGCTACTCCCTCACCAGCAAGGGGTATCGAAACAACCTGGAGTTCAAGGAGTTCAAGAACGGCAGCCGCATCGAACTGTACAGCGTTCTGACCAGTGCCGCCCACATGCGCGGTAAAACGGCCGACGAACTCAACTTCGATGAGTACCAGATCTTCGACAACCGGCTGGAGGCTGAGATCTCCCAGTTGCAGCGCACCAGCGAAAACCCCGTCACGATCTACAGCGGCACCAGCACCACGATCGACAGCCCCCTGGAAGCGAGGTTCCAGCAAAGCTCCGGTGGGGTCTGGCACATGCGCAGCCCCAACGGGAAAGACTTCATCGATTGCGGTGACCCTGTGCAGGTCCTCAGGATGATCAAAGAGGATGGGCTCACATGTCCTTACACGGAGCGGCTCATCCATGATCCCCTCAACGGTGAGTACGTGCACGCTTCCCCCGAGATGCTCGATCAGAACATCCTCGGGATTCACATCCCCCAGTTCCTGATCCCGGAGTTCCTGGCCCCTATGGAGTGGCGCAAGATCTACCGGTACCTGAAGGACTTTGGAGAGACGCGGTTCCTGCAGGAAGTCGCCGGGATCTCGACCGAGGAGGGCTTTCGAGAAATCACCCAGAAGGACCTGATCAACATGTGCACACTGCCGTATCAGGACAGTGCGGCGATCAAGCGGCAGATGAAGGTCAAGAACCCGTACCGGTTCATTGTGAGCGGGTGCGACTGGGGCGGTTCTGACTACCAGATGTCACGCACGACCAAGACCAGTTACACGGTGCATGTGATCCTGGGCATCTACGGGGATGGTAAGATGGACATCCTGCACATGCGCAGGTACTCAGGCATGCAGTACGATGAGATTGCCGAGTCGATCCTGAAGGATCACGCAGCCTGCGGAGGTTCCGCGATCGCGTCTGACTTCGGCGCCGGCCTGGCCTATAACACCTTCCTGCACCGCGACGCGCGCGTGAATCCCAACAAGCATTTCGTATGGGCCTACAATGCCCCGTACAGCCCGATGATCATGAAGCCGCAGTTCCAGCAGTTCCCTGCTCAGTACATGCTGAACAAGACGGAGTCGATCACACAGCTACTGGAAGCCTTCAAGAATCAGCGGATCCGCTGCTACTCATGGGCGGCTGCGGAGGTGCACTTGTCGGACATTTTGAACACCCAGCGCGTCCACTCCGAGACCCGGCACGGTCGCCAGTATTTTCTGCACATCCGCAGCCCTTCCAAAGCGGACGACACCCTGCACGCCCTGAACTTCGCGTACGTGCTGGGGCGCCTGCTCCTCAACGAGCCGATGTTCGACGATCCTGCAATGCGTCAGCACATTCAGGGGCTTCTGAGCGGTAGCCCGGGTTACTCGGGCGGCACGTCAACGTTCCGGAACCTGGTAGTCAGGGGGTGAGCTGAATTGCGTGAAGTCGATTTTGATCATCCACTGCTGGTAGTCGCGCATACCTTGTGCGCGAGCTGCACGGATGAAGTCCCCAGGGCTGGGTCCGTCTGGTCCCACTTCACCGATCCATTCCACCAACCCGTCGGATCCATCGAGGGGATCGGTATCGATGAAAGCAGAGCAGCTCTCAGGGTGGATGTAATAGGCCAGCCTGGGTGGGTTCATGCAGATTTGTCTCAGAGATCACGTCGATAAAGATTCCAACCTTTTATTGAGCACACGCGTCGAATGAATTCCCCTATCAAGTCTGACGTCATCCAAACCTTGTGTGAGAGATGTTCAACCCACTGAGCTAACCCCTCTGGATCGGGGATGCGTTTCAGCGCAATGTGGTACGGGCCAGCGGTGTTAATGGTGATGTAGCCAAGCTTTGCGTCGTACTCGAAGATGTGGTTCATCTTCTCATCCTGCTTGCTTGCTTCTTCTTCAAGCTGCGCCAATGACATCACCTTGATGCTTTTTGGACCTTGAACAGCAGCAACGAGCAGTGCCTTGTCCTCATCCGTCAGTGATTCGGCGAAATGACGAACCTGCTGACAAACGTCACCCATACCCTGATGACAGGCCATTTGTGATAGGGTTGAACTCAGTGTTTCGCTCATGCTCCAAGACGTGCCTCCATCTCATCCCAGACATCTTTGACCTTCACGGCCCGCTTCTGCACCTTGATCTCTTTTGGGTCGTCCGCGTTGGTCAACCCCATCGTGGCATCAATGCTCTGCTTCCCGCGCTCGGACTCAATCCGGCGCTGCAAAATCCTATCCTTGATCTGTTTGCGAGTTGGCATCTGGCATGGCGGCTAGGCCGCGATTTAACAATTGATCGACGATCTGCTTGGACACCTGCAGGGCGTCCAGCTGCGCTTTCAACTCCTGCATGGTTTCCATGAACTCCTGCATGGGATCTTCCGGTTCAACATCAGGTTCATCGCTCTCTTCCCCCATCAACACTCCACCGGCGTCGTCCGGCTCTGACATGACTTCCACGATCAGCTTCCTGACAGGGTCACTGAGAGGCTTCAGGTGCGGGTCGATCGCGGCAGCTTCAAAGAGGGTCCACAGAACTGCCTGCGAGTCCAGCTCCTCCAGGATGCCAGTCACGAGGTCTCCCAGGTAACCCTCCGTGAAAGCCAGTGCGACGGCTGTGAAAGCCGTCGGATCATTCTCGAAGGCTTCTGTGACCATGAGGGTCATGACAGCCTGGATCTTGTTCTCGACCGCTTCAGGGATACTGACGCGATACCTCCGCTCCAGCTCGTGAAAGATCGTCAGGGAATCCAGAGGTTCCCCATCGTCCAAGCCGTACAGGATAATAGGATCAATCGTTGCCTCAAGGATAATGGACAAGGTCAACCCAAATGCTTCCGGGTTGGCTAGCAGTTCCGAGGCAGCATCTTGATCAATCTGCAGCATGGGAATTAACTGTGGTGGCGCTGCAGGTGACCAGCCAGAACTGCGCGTTCGTCAGTGGTCCAGGTGTCCAGGAGCGCTGAGGCCTCCAGACCATCGCGACCGGCAGCTTGAAACACAGACGCAACCTTCTCACGCTGGTCCTGCCCGTACCAAGATTCGTAGATCTCAGGCGGAACCGTCGAGAGCACCCCGGACGGCACAGCCTCATCACCCAACCACACAAGATGGCGCGCGGCTTGCTTGATGGTGTGGAGGTCCTCACCGCTGAACCAGCAGCGTGTCACGGACGGGAACAGGCTCGAGGTCTTGATGTTGTTGACGTCATCGAGGAGTTCCCACGCTTCGGCACCGGCTTGGCGGTTCTCCTCGGTGGGGTTCTCGCGAAACAGCTCCACAGCCTCCTTGTAGAGGTCCGTGCCGGTCTGGCGAGCGCGCCATGCGGCCTGGGTGTCCAGAGCATCCACACGTGCGACGGACTGCCTGCCCAGGATCTGGACATCGTCAGGCAGAAGTTCTCGGGCAAGCTTGAGCTGGTCCGCGCGGGCGACCAGGCGCAGGCAGGCCTTGCGGGCCTCCTTGACGGGCAGCAGCTTGGTGCGCATGTCGCGCATGATTCCGTTCGCGGAGGTCTCAACATCGTAGGTGGTCCCGATGGGATAGAAGGCGTGCTCCTTGCCGTCCTGAAGTGCGTACGTGTCAGGAGCTGCACCTTCCTCGGCAGCCTGCTTGGTCCGAGCGTTCATGTTGGCCAGGAGGGGCAGTACATCGTTCTGAATACCCAGCACGCCGGCGGCCTGCTTGATGTTCTCGATGATGTCAGGGGATGGAACCGTCACCAGGTTCGAGCAGTACAAGGCTGACACGAAACAGGCAGCCTTGGTGTGAATGGGGTGCAGCCGGTTGATCGGGTCCGCAAAGGCACCTGGCGCCAAGTCCTGTACATCCTCACTGGATGGCCACTCTTTTTCAGAGGCGTACTTGGGAAACTCGAAACCATCCAGGATGGCTCGATGAAGGGGGAGGGGATTGTTGTCCTTGGTGAAGTCCATCTTATGTTCAAGATGCCAGCGCGTGAACGCTTTGGCAAGTTCGGGTGTACAGCGTAGTGATGGCTAAAAAGCAGCCGCAGGACACCAGTCCCGGGATCTCCGGGACTGGTGTCAGTCGTTTACTTCGGCGGAGCCAGGGTGGTTGTAATGACCGCGGTGGCGGCCTGGGCTGCCGCAGTGAGGACCTTCTGTTCCGCCACAGTGCGATCCGTGGCAGCTTCGACGATCTTGATCGTGGACGGCTCGGCGGCCTTGAAGGCCTCTGTCGCCTTGGCATCCAAGACCACCCGGAACGATGTCCAGGCTGTCGAGATGCTGTCAGCGGCCTTGCCAAGTTCAGCTTGGGTTTCCTTGACTGCGGTGTCGATTTTGGCGAGACCGACCATGACGGCGGGGAGCAGTTTGGACGGTTCTTCAGCCTTGCTGCGCAGCGTCGCCACAAGGGCGACACCAATGATGAGGGTGAGGAGGGTGTAACGCCCTGGACGTGGTGTTTTCATATGGGTGTGTTCGTTGTGAATCCTGCAGAGCCGCTGCATTGCCGGTGCGTCCGTCTGCCGGACGAAAGTTTCTGGGCATTGCACCCATGCGGCAGTTTAACCACTTGCTGGTGGGGGGCCTACGCGTAGCGCGGTTCTTGCCCGGACCAGGCGAGACGTTCGTTGAGCGCGTCGTTCTGGCGTTCAAGCGCGCGCCGCCGACGCACATGGCGCGCAGCACGCTTGAGCCGCACTTTCGTGTTCTCCCAGGTTTCCGCGTTGACGCGGCGTCCTGGTTCGGTGGCGTACTCGGCTGCTGCGATCTTGCCGTCCTTCCCTTCCAAGAAATAGGCAATGACGTATCCGTGCCCGTCCATGGCCGAGTGTAGGTTCTCCTGAGACTCCAAGTCCCATTCGTAGCCTGAGAACATGAACACCTCGTCGTTGTTGTTCGGGAAGGGTGGGAGCACCAGAGCTAAAATGCTCGAGTGCGCGCGAATGATGGCTTCTATTTCGTAGATGTGATGCATGATATTTGTCCTCTTTTGTGTCTTCTAACCTGAGGGGTGGTTACCTCGAAAGTGTCCCGCGGAGTGCCATATCACTTCGTCGCGGGGGTTGGTGTTTACTGCTCGTAGTCCGCGCGGATCTCCATGATCTGGGCCATCGACAATGCGATGGCGAACCGACCATGGTGCCCGAGCTGACCGGTGGTCGTGAAGCCCCATTGGTCCGGGTATTGCTCGGCGTCCTGCCAGGCCTGATCTTTCTTGAAGTACATGCAGGAGTAATCCCCATGTGCCATCAAGATGCCCTTGGCCAGGAGGGCCTCGCGATGCTGGCGGTTGTAAACCTCCAGGCGATTGCGAAGCCGCTTCGCAAAAGCGAGCCAAGCGGCATTCCCGACGTGACCGGTGCGCTCCGCGTACATAGCACCGAGACCCGCCTTGAAGCAGTGCTCGACGTAGATCACCCCGAGCTGAGTGGTCTTGATGCGGAGCCCCCATTCGGATACCTGCACCTTGACGATGCTGGGCAGCCCGCGTTGGAGGATCGCAGCAGCAGCTTTGTTGAAGCGCACCTGCTGCGCTTTGGGCACTTTTGGCACCTCACCTGGAAGGCGAAGCGACCGGATACCCTCGACGAATTTTCGGGTCAGGTCGTCCTCCCGAGCTTTGGTAGGCGGTGCGCTCCGCCGTGTGGTTCTGCTCATAAAGATGCACCCCAGATTTCTCTGGGGGTTTTGCTCAGGCCTGTGCGGCCCTAGCGAGTGTGAGTGCCGCCTCTACTTTCGCAGGGCGGTTGTAGTTGGAGCCGCCTACCAGGTAGTCGACGTTGAATTCCAACCCTTCCCGTTGGAAGATTTCTTTCCAGACGTCGAGACGTCCGTAGAAATCTTCCAGCACGGTACTCACACCGAGAGGTTGCCAGTCCAAGCCGGTCCATTGATGGAACAGCAACTGGACGTAATACCAGCACTGGGTTACCTCTACCCAGGCGGCCTTGAAATCACCGATCAGGATCTCCTCGAAGATCTCGATGATTTCACGACGCAGGACAGGCCATCCTACGTACCGGGAGTTGTAGATGTCCCGGTGCACTGTTTTCCATGTTTTCATAAAGGGTTGCACATCTCCCGCACGGTCCGCGCCGTTACTGCGGCAACGGGTCACGGCGCTTTCCATGCAGGAGAGTTTCACGGGGGACCTATTTGCCGAGGATCCCGTGTTGCGGCTGTGCGGACCGCGAAGGTGTCCCGCTCCCGAAGGAGCAGGTTGTCACTCTTGCTCCTGCAACCACCAGGGCTGGCAGTTGTGAGCGCGGAGATCTGCCAGTCTGGCATCCTCCTTCTGCTTTCGCGCTTCAGCCTCGGCGGCCAGGTTGCGATCACAGATTTCGAAGATCCGAGTGAGGGGGTCTTCGATGTTCTTGGCTTTGTTGTTGGTTGCCATAAAAGTTCGCGGAGCAGAGCTCAACGCGAAGCCGGAATCAGGATCCGGAATCCTCGGCAGACTACAAGGCGGTCTGCCAGCGCCGGGTGGTTTAGAAGCTGGAGAAGAACACCACCCAATGTTGGCTTCTCACCAGGTCAACCAAGGACAACAGCTTCCTCCGGCTGACGTTGCGGTGGTGAAGGCACTGGCGTGCATCACAGAGTGCGATGAATTCGCCATTGGCGATTTCAAGGACCCTGAAGCTTTCCCTGCCCCAAGGCGGGAGTAAGGCGGCCAAGTCCGCCTCTGCCTGCTCCCTTTCGGGATCTGGTGAGGTCAGACAGGGTTCCGCAGGGGTGAGTGCGAGTGCGAGTGCGAGTGCGGTGGTGGTATCCTCAGGGAGGAAACAATCAACAGTCTTCATGGCAGTTTGGATCGTCGATGTGCGCCTTTCAAGGGGCGACTTGATCCAGCACGGGCAACGACCCCGTTCTGGTCCTAGAAGCATTGGTCTCCCGTGATGGGAATACGGGGTGGTGGCGTTCGAACACCACCACCCCATACCACTTGCTGCAAAGCAGCTCGTGTCTCCAATGCCTTTCGGCTGAGCCCCTTGCGGGGAAGTTCTTGTCGGTTTTGGTGGGTCCGACAACCCGCGCAGATCAGCGCCTGACGATGAACCGGTGGGTTTCAACCCCTGTCGGTCCATAAACTGAGCCAACCCAATTCACCTCGTAAGGTGCCTTGAGCTGGCGCCAGTCCGTCAGGACGCCATACCCCCGCCCAGACTCCGGACTCCCGATCTGCATTTGACGCAGAAAGGGAGGTCCGAAGCCCAGCGCCTCCATCCCATCCAGTAGCCCCTGTTCGGAGACATTCTGCATGATGGGAGGGACGCGCAGACCCACCATCGCACTCACAAGCCGGTCCGCAGAGTTGCCTCTGTGGCCTCCGTGAGAGCTGTTAAGGCGTGGTAGGTAGAGTCAACCTTGTCGGCCAACTCCGTAGAACCCTGCTCCGTCGCAACGGCATGTTGCTGACGGAGCAGGTTCGTTTCCTCTTGTATCTGGGCGAGGAGGTGCCCCAGCAGCGCTTGCATCTCAGCGCTGAGAGTGGTTGAGAGTTCTTGGCTCATGACAACAATCCGCTGCCCCTTTTCAGTGGGCGGTACAACAGTGCTCGCGGAAGCACCGAGGACGTACTCAACGACGGCATCTCCCAGAATAGGAGAAACCCGATCACCCCTTCGAAGAGGGTGATCGGGCCTTGTTGCCTTCGCCTTTCGGCTGAGCCCCTTGCGGGGAAGTTCAATGCTGCTGATCCCGTTCCCCATTTTCTCAGTTCGGGGGAACGGGATCAGCTTCGCGGTGTTTGACCGCATCCCCGCAACGAGGGATCAGGACTGCGTACCGGTGCCCGAGATCTGCCGACCTCAGCGCACCAGCAACCAGTCAAATGAGTTTGACGGACTTCATGCTTATTTCAGCCAGTTTCCTCTGTTAACCCCGACACCGCGATGCGGTTGGGTTTCAAGACAGAGGCTGGGTGATAATCAGAATGGCCCGCTTCCAAAACTCTATAACGTGTTTTAGATACTTATTGCATTATGTATAGACTGCGTCTTATTGCTGTTGTGTTCAACGCCTTCAAGTACCGAATCTATCCGACGCCTCAGCAGGTATCCCTGCTGTCTAAGCACTTCGGATGCGTTCGCTGGCTGTACAACCGCAGCCTGGCGTCGAAGATAACTGCATGGACAGAGCGCAAAGAGAACATCACACGCTACCAACTGAGTGCTGAATTACCTGCGTTGAAAGCCAGCGAAGAAACCTGCTGGCTTAAAGAGGTCAACGCTCAAAGTCTCCAGCACACCCTGGTGAATCTTGACGCAGCCTACGTGAAGTTCTTCCGCGGCAAAACAGGATTCCCCAAATTCAAATCCAAACACGGACCACAGAGCTTCCAGGTCCCGCAGTACGCCTGCATAAGCGAAGCGCACATCAAGATTCCCAAAGTGGGACTGATCCAAGCCAAGATAGACCGTGAGCCCATTGGCAGCATCAAGACCGTCACGATCTCGCGTACGCCCTCTGGTAAATACTTTGCCTCTGTACTTTGTGACGATGGATTATCCACTCCCGAGAAGCTCCCTGTTACGGAAACTGGCACCATCGGGATCGACCTAGGCCTGAAGCACTTCGCTGTTCTTTCCACCGGGGAGCGTGTGACGAACCCGCGCTTCCTGAAGAAGTCGCTCCGGAAACTGCGACGTAAACAGCGCATGCTGGCTCGCCGCAAAAAAGACAGCAAGAACCGAAACAAAGCTCGACGCGCTGTCGCACTTTCGTACGAGAAAGTTGCCAACCGTCGCAAAGATTTCCTCCACAAGCTCACCACCAGGCTTGTCCGTGATAACCAAACGGACACCTTCGCGCTCGAAGACCTGACGGTGAGCAACATGCTGAAGAACCCTAGACTAGCTCGCTGCATCTCTGATGCAGGCTGGTCTGAGTTCAGACGCCAACTGGAGTACAAAGCAGAACGAGCAGGTAAAAACGTACTTGTGATTGGCAGATTCGAACCGAGTTCCAAGGCCTGCCCATGCGGCCTTGTGAATAAGGAGCTGAAACTGTCAGACCGCGTCTGGACCTGTTCGTGCGGTTTGACGCATGATCGGGACCTCAATGCAGCGCAAAACATCAAGCGTTTCGCGCTGCATCCACAGAATTTCAATACCGCGGGACACGCGGGAATCTACGCCTGAGGAGACTGTCGTATGATGGTCGTCGAATCAGGAATCATCAATCCTACGGGAGATGAATGTCATAACGTGGATAGGGTCGGAATTGCACTATCGGCCCAGCGTTGCATTATCCAGCGCCCCCGTTACCCTGATCCCCACGCCACATGTTTGAAGCCCTGGACCAATTGGAACAAATCATCCGCCCTCTCGAGGCCGCCGAGTACCTGGGCTACCCGACACGCCGGCAAGGGGAGCACTATGTGATGGAGTGCCCGTACTGCGGATCGACCATGTGGATCCAGCCTGACAGCTACCTGTGCCAGAACGACTCCTGCACGTTGCTGGCCGGGTCCATTGTCGAGATCGCGGCCGCGAAGGCCCGTGACTACGAGGTCGGACTCCAGACCCTCATGGGACTCTTCCGGGATCGCATCCTGCGCTGTCCTGATTTCACCCCGGAGAACTTCGTCGCGACCGTGAGCCGTCAGGCCCGCCAACGCCGGAGGTTGGTCCAGATGGTCACCAAGTTGCAGAACCCACCAGAGATGAACGGCATCCGTGCTTCCGTGCTGGCCGAGCTGCAGCGCCTGAACATCTACGATCCGGCTCAGCACCTCATCAGCATCCTGCTCCCGGCTGAGCGTCCTGCCCTCATGGTAATCCTCGCAGAGTTTGGGGTGCCTGAACCCAAGCTGCCACCGGATGCGCCATTGCTCCTCATCCCGTACTGGCAGAAGTCACACGCGTTGGCGGCCATCGTGCTCATGAACCCCAAGGGCACTTTCCAGACCACCATCCAGTTCACCGACTACCTCGTCGCCGTCGCGGGCCTCCGGATGCTCTCCCCTGCTGTCCATCAGGTCTACCTCCACGACACCGCCATCTCGGCCGGGATTCAAAACAGCCAGTGGCGGGTCCGTGATCCCCTGACGGTTTCGTTGACGTGCCTGTTCGGCACCGGTGACTGTCCTGTACCGGACCTGCCTGCTGTGGTTGTACATCACGACCCCCATATCAGCACCACCCTGATTGCCCGCATGCAGCGCGCCTGGGCGGACCTGCAGGTCGCGTACCAGGGTGGTGACCCCGTGGGGTTCCATGAGTTCATGTACAGGATCCTGAAGCAGCATATCCGGAAATCGAGCCTGACCGGCCAGGGCCTTGTACTGCTGGGGAGCTTTAATCCCCAGGGTGCCCTGAAGCAGAAGCTCCACGCGCGCTTCAAGAGTGCCGGGTTCATGGGGGCAGCCGACCAGCTCGCAAGAACCCTGTACAGCATCGAGATCGCCCGCACGGACCGGACCATCACGCTGGAGACCCCCGAGGGCTATGGGGTCAGGCGGGCCGGTGGTCCCATGGAGCTCTTCAGCAATTTCATTATCCGGTTGGAGGGTAACGTCACCTTTGGTGAGCGGGCGGCCCTGCACCACCGGGCCTCAGTGTTGATTGGGGATGTCCAGGAGGACCTGATCCTGCCATCACGGTTGTTGGATTCTCCCCGTGACCTCCAGGAGCACGTCCAGATGTTGCTGGCTGCCCGGAAGAGTCTGCTGGT